GTGGCGGACAAGAAAAGCCTCGGTTTGTACGGCTTTGTCTTCGGTCTGGTGACCGGGGCGGTCATGCTGGCAGCCGCCGTCACCGTGCAGGCGCAGATCGCCGCCGGACCGGCCGCCGGCAGCATCAACTCGCGGGTCGTGGCCGCACCGATGCGCTAAACGCGCCTTGCGGCCGCGGCCGGATGATGGTCATCGGCGCCCAATCCGATCGTCGATTTCCGACCCCTGTCTATTTGACGGTTTGGAACGAGTTGAGGAACGCATCCACATTGGGCGTGGTTCCGGTGCCGGGCCCGCCGCTGAACACCATCTGATAAAAGCGGTTGTCGACCCAAAGGAGCCGCTGACGGACCACCCCGGATTGCGGGAGGTCGATGATGATCTCGCGACCCTGGGCGCCGCTCTGCTGGATGGTTTTCTGGCTGCGTAGCGTCCCCTTGGTGGCGTCCACCGCGCCTTGGGTGTGGACGTCGTAATCCTTCACCATGGGCTTGGAATAGATAATCATGGCGACGCCCCACCAGCCGTCCTTGTTCTCGGTCGACCACGTATATTGATCGTAAGAGGTGCCGCTGTTGGTCTTGTGCTGGGTTTTCTCAAGCGTGGGCGCGGCCGGGAACTCGGCGGTGAATTTGCCTTCGCGACTGGTGAAAGTGTAGGCGCTCGCGGCGCTCGCCGCCAACGCACAGGCAACTGCAATGCCGATCAAATGGCCGAGGTGCTTCGTCATTCCTGCCCCACGTCAGTGCTCAGATATAAGCGATCAATCCAACCACCATTATATGCCCGCTGATACCTGATCTCTGTCCCCTGGTCCGTCTATCGCCGCGAATATTTCCCCAGGGTGCGGTGGCATAGCTGCCATTCGGATCTCGACAAGGTGAACTGCGCCTTCATGCCTTCCGGCGGGTTCCACTGCTTGACGTGCCAGACGTCGGGCGTCTGGCGCACCAGCCGTTTGATGGTGGCGCGGGTCGCGCCGTCCCGCTCGCCGTAGAAGATGCAGGTCACGTCGGCGACGATCGGCAGGTGCGGGTTGACCATGGCGACGTCGCCCGGCTCGAATTCGGGCACCATGGACTCGCCGGTTATGTAGAGCCCATAGGCGCCCTTGACGTGGGCGAGCGGCGCCGGGCGCGGCATGAAGTCGACGGCGTCCGTCGACACGACGATTTGGCCGGAGCCGCCCTCGGCCGACGCGTAGATCGGGAAATCGCGATCGCCGATGAGTTCGATGCCGGGAATGACCGGGCCGGTGAGCGCTCCCGCGGCGCTGAGCGCCGCGAGGCCGGGATCGATTTCCTCGAGCGGCAGCCCGAGCTTGACGGCGATCAACGGCAGATAGCGCGAGCGCGCCGTCTGCCCGGCCTCGATCTTGTCGATCGTCGCCTGGGAGACGCCGACCTGGCGGCCGAGGTCGGCCTGGCTCAGCCTCAGCTCCTCCCGCCGGCGGCGGATCTTCTGTCCTATTTTCATGACGTCGCTCCGGTTGGTCGTTGCGCGGCGGGCGCGCGACTCGGCATAACCGGAGCTTATAACACCGATTGTATTGAAAGCAAGTCATTCGCTGCATGCCTTTGGTGTTGACATGGAATACTTTGGGTGTTTATAGTGGCGGCATGGATGGACAGCCAGCCTTCGATCTCCCTTCGGTCGGCGCGGCCGTCGCGCGCGCGATCGCGCTGACGCAAACGCAGCAGAAGCTCGCGGCAGCCTGCGGCGTGAGCCAGGCGGCGATCTCGAAGGCCAAAATCGGCGGGCGAGTCTCCCCGCGCCTTGCGCTTGCCATTCACCGTGCCACCGGCGGCGCGGTGCCCGCCTCGGTGCTGCGCCCGGATCTCTGGCGCCGGCCGGCCGACGTCCCGGTGGAGGCCGCTTCACCTGCAACCGCCCACCGCCACGGAGGTCAGGCGTCATGACGCTTAAGCGGAGAAGACCGCACGGCTTCTACGCCCGCCGGGCGCGAGCGCGCGGCGTGCCGTTCCACGCCGTCCATCTCGAACGCAATCCGGACAAGCGGACTTACGTGCGCGCGCAGCATGAATGCGATGCGACCTTGCCGTGGAGCCGGGTCGAGCTCATCCGCATGGACCGGGCGTTTTGCGACGCGGTGCGGCGGGAAATAGCGCGCGGCACCGAGCGGGCGAGGGGACCGGTGCCGAAGCCGCCCGCGGCCCGCCTCATCCGCCGGCTCCATCCGACCCCGCGCCGTTCGGGTCCCTCCTCGCCCGCCGAATTGTGCGCCGAGATCGGCGACCGCGATCGGTTTTGGTGACATGGCGTCGGATGTCCCATATGGCCGTGCGACCGGCGCCACGTCCGTCGTGCCGCACGAAGGCGGCGCAGTCCGGCGCCGTCCCACGCGGACGCATTTCGCCAAGACGGAACGCCTGCGCGGTCTCGTCCTCGAGGTGCTGGCGGCGACGCCGTCCGGCCTGACCGCCGACGAGATCGCCGCGACGCTCGATGAGAGCGTCCTCGCGGTCCGCCCGCGCGTCTCCGAGCTCTTCCACGCCGGCCTGATCGAGAAGACCGGCGAGCGCCGCCGCAACCGGAGCGGCCTGAGCGCCCACGTGTGGAAGAAACCGGCCGCCGGAGCGCCCTGATGGGCGGGTATCCCGGCCGCCCGCGCCTTGCCGGCGAGCGCTATCCCGGCGGCAAGATCAAGCCCACGGACGAGGGCGACGTGCGCGCGCCGACCCTGTGGCGGCGGATCAAGGACGGCGCCGTCAAGGGCGGGGCGCATCCCTACGCCGGAACGGTGCTGGGCCGCCTGTCGATCTTCGGGCTTCTCACCGACGCCGAGGTCGAGGCCGGCTTCCGCGTCGGCGAGATCGTCGGCCGCTACGAGCGGCTGAGCGGCGCGCCGCGGCGCACCTGCGCGAGCCCCGCCTACGAGCGCGGCTTCGGCTTTGCGCGCGACGCGCACGAGCGCGCCGACGCCAATCTCGCCAAGCGCTTCGAGCGCCGGGTCCGCCAGGCGCGGCGGGCCTATGAGCACCTGGTCGATCACATTCCCGAGACCGCGCGCAACGCGCTGTTCACGGTCTGCGTGGAAGACCGCGAGATCAATTCGCTGCTGCACCAGGACCTGCAGCTGCTGCTGCGGCATCTGGCGGTGTCGTTCGGCTTCGCGGCCGCGCCGCGCGAGCGCAAGGCGCGGGGCGTCGGGCGGCGGCCCGCCGATGCCGGCCCGCTCGCCGGGGCGCTCGTCGATTTGCTGGCGCGGTGGTTCGTCGACAACCGCGCCGCGGTCGATGCGTTCAAGCTCGATACCGGCGATCCGACCGTCCGCGGCCTGACCGGCTTCGGCCGCGATCGCGCCGGTTGCGACATTCGTCACGCCGTCGCGGCGGCGCGCGGACAAGTGCCCGCCGCCGATCTCGATGCCGCGATCGTCCAGGCCGCGCTCGCCAAGGGTTGGATCGAGCGGCGGGCCGGGAACAGCCGATAGTGCATGTTCCGGCGAAAGCCTGCCCCGGACTTGATCCGGGGTGGGCACCGGTTCGCCGATAAGAACATGCGCCAATCAATAGTTTCTAGCGCACGTCTCGATTCGGTACTGGCCCCATTTAACCCCCACCGGCCCCTTTTGAATTTGAGAGTGGCCCTTTTTCAGAACAAGATCATTTGGCAGGATATGGCAATTGCAATAGCATGAGCCCGGTTCGACGCTCCCAGCTTGACGATTGCGTTTGCTAGATGTGCTTCCACGGTTCGTTTAGTGATACTGAGAATGACGCCGACTTCCTTGGCGGTCCTGCCGCGCGCGACCCACCCTAAGACTTCGACCTCTCGCGGCGTCAGCGGCACGGCGCCACCCCATAGGACGGCAACTGTCGACCGAATCGATTAGATCAACCGGTCATTGAAGTTTACGCATAATTGCTACCAGGAGCAATGCCTATGTCGGGGACCGGACTTTCCCGCCCACCACCGCTTCGGCGGGGAATGCCGGTTACGCGAATTTTGGACTTCCTTGGGAGGGCGAGGAATGAACGACACTTATTCTGCCGAAATATACCGTCAAGAAGGCACTGAATTCCGCTCGGTCCGCCTGTCTGTTAGCGCTGACGGCTCGGTCCGTTTGGAGGCCCAGGACATGGGCAAGCTCACGGAGGAAATATGGGGTGACGCTGATTACGAGTTCTGGGTCGATGTTCCTGCCATGGCACTTGCCAAACTCGCGTTCGCGCTGATGCGCGAGAAATATTCCAATCGAAGCGGTGCCGTCGATGAATTCCGCGCGTTTTGCGAAAAAGAAGGGATTGAACACAAATGGGGCAATTGGGTCTAGCGTCTTTGGGATCGATCGCGAATCGAGCTCGATGCGTCTTCGCTATCGACTGGACGATTGCGCGGTTCGCTCCCCTGACATGCGCGAGTGGCCCGGGCAATGGCCCGAACGACGCCGCGGTCGAATTCGGCGCCGGCTTCTTTGACACCCCGGCGCAAATCGGCAAGGCTTCGGTACCGGCGGCTTCCTTCGTTGCGAGGCGGGCATGGCGCAGGACGATATCCGCGAAGGGTTCGAGGTCTTCGCCCATGACGGCGAAAAGGCGTTCGGCGCCGTGCGCCAGGTGGCGCCGCGCGGCCGGCGCGAACTGGTGATTTACGTGGAGAACGCGGGCGACTTCGTCGTGCCGCTCGGCGCGATCGAGGCGGTGCATTCCCACAAGGTGATCCTCAACCGCGGCAAGCTCGATCATCGCCTGCGGGAGGCGATCCTCCGCGCGCATGACGCCGAGGATCCGAATATTTGACGACCGGACGTCGGTCGGAGGCGATGGCAGGTCGCGGTGTGCGACCCGGGCTGCCTCGGTTCCGACGACACGGCGTTCGGATCGAGCGGGAGCATTGGGTGCGGTCCGGCACCGCGTTTTTTCCGATGGCTTTCTGCCGAGAGCATGATTCCGAAAAAGCCTGGCCTGGACCCCGGATCAAAGTCCGGGGCAGGCATGGATCCGGGGTGGGTACCGGTCTTCGGAAAAGATTATGCTCAAACAATAAGGTCGAGCGGGACCACGATTCGAAGAAAAGTCATCCCCCCTATGGCTGATGACCGGCTCCTGGCCGGCGCAACAGAGCGTCTCGGAGTTCATTGAGCCTTGCGAGCTCCTGCTCTTGCTGCGCGATCCGGTCCGCCGCCCTGTTTTCATCTTCGGCACCCGAGTAGGCGGCGGCCTGTTCGACCAAGTCGTTGATATTCTGCCGGATTGCCGCAATGCGCTCGTCAAGTTCGGCGACCGTGGGGCCAGGCATCGGCTTTTCTCCCGGGGCGGACCATTCGAAGATCGTAATATTTAACAAACGGATACGGTCTGCCCTGAGCCAAACTGACGCACCCCGTTTGACGGTCGCCGGCCAATCTGCGAGCTTCCGAAATGCACGGTGCCACTCGCAGGAATCAGACGACGAAAAGTAATAACGGCGCTGTTCCCGATTGCTGATGACCCACCGGCTCCCGCCCTGGGCCAAACTGACGCACCCCGTTTGACGGTCGCCCGCCAATCTGCGAGCTTCCGAAATGCACGGTGCCACGCGCAGGAATCGGACAACAAAAAGTAATAACAACGCTGGTTCTGATTGCCCGGTTACGCCGATCAGTAGGCGGCGTACGAATGCATCGGCAGCCGCTGCGAAGCCGACATCAATTGGAACGTGTCGACCTGATCCGCCGTGGCCGGCTCCGCCTGTTCGGCGGCACGATTCGACACGAGTGAAGCCCCCGCCCATATGACGGGCGCCGCGACCAGTGCGGCGGCCAAGGCGGCCTTGATCTTGAACATGGTTCCCCCTTCGCGCGCATGCGCGCGCCCCTGTCTCGCGCCTGTGCTCTTAACAGAGCGCGATTAACAAAGAGAAAATCCCGTTTGCGCCGCGGCACTTGTCGGCGCTTTTGTGCCAAACTGACGCACCCCGTTTGACGGGCGCCGGCAAACCTGCGAGCTTCCGAAATGCAGGGTGCCGCTCCAGCATTTTGTGGAGTTCCATCATTTAATTCGACAGTAAGATCATGTCGGCCAGCTCCCGCGCGGCCGTTGCAGCGTTGACGTTCACAAACTTGAACAGCGAAGTGCCGTCTTCGGGGCGAGGCCTGATCATGTAAGGACCGGCTGCCCCGCCCAGAGCGCTGGCTCCCGCCGCTTCATGGTTCCACTTGGCAAAGTCCGTCGCATCGACCTTGAGATAATACGTTTGCCCGACGGAGGTGCCGAACGCGTACCGTTCCAGCCTGCCCATCGCCGGAGGTTCCGCGACTAACTCATGACCGCCGGCGGGAACGTCACGATACGTGAACGTGCCGGGCTTGAGCCGTCCGACCAGGACCCCGTCAAGCTGCAGCGTCGTGGCGTCGGCGTCGCGCGTTGGGTAAAGCACCACGCGCGACATGCCTGCCGCAGGCGCGCCGGCGTTGTGCACCACCGCCGGAAAATTGGAGCCGTTGCTCACGCCCGCGCAGCCAAACAAGGCTGCCGCCCCTGTCAGCACCACAGCAAGCCGCCCCCATGCCGCGGACGCCATGCGTCGCCCCGGCATGAACATGCGCTAACCCTCTCCCCATGCCATGAGAAATTGTAGCTGCAGCATGTGCCGCGACAAAGCCCTTTCCACCGCCGAGGTCGAATTTATGGCCCATAAAACAAGCGATATGGCTGCGGCAGCTGATGACGCGGCGCTGCGCGAATGTTTGGCAAGACTCGACGCCGCGATGGCGGCGTGCGAGGCGCTCGATGACCCCGATCTCGCGCGCCGCGCCGGCCGCAAGCTGCTCGCCGCCGTCGCCTGCGCGGCCGATGCGCTGTTGCGCGACGGCGCCAAGACCCTGCACGCCGCTCCCGACAAGGTCGCCGCCTTTTTCGACAAGTCGGCCGCCGCGTTCGTGCAGGCGATCGAAGGCCTGCACAAGCGCGCCGCCCTGATCGATGTCGCGGTGCTCGAGGCCAACGAGATCGCGCCCGCGCGGCCGCGCCCGGCGGACCCGCTGGCGAACGCGATTGCCGCGTGGTCCTCTCCGGTCATCCCTCCCTCGCGAAGCGACTAGCGCGTGCACACCTACCGACGCTTCAGCGAAAGACGGAGACCAAGCTTGCTCCAACCCTCCCGCCCGTTGGCGGGGAGGGTGGCGCCGCGCAGCGGCGCCGGGTGGGGGGATTTTTCTTCCGTGTGATTTCGTTGCAAGCACCCCCCACCCCTAACCCCTCCCCGCCATTCGCTGCGCGAATGGGGGGAGGGGGACCGAAGCAAAGATGATCCCTCCGCTCCGCGGCGCGCGCTATCTCACCGATGAAGCCGGGTGGCTCCGCGCGCAGCTGACGGACGAGCTGCCCTACCTCGATTTCGAGCGCACGCGCGCCTGGTATGGCGCCCACGTCGGCGCGCTGACCGCCCGCGAACGCGCCTTCCTCGCCTGCAACGACCGCTATTTTCTTCTCTCCGGCCCGCTCGGCCGCCTCGACGTGAAGCACCCGTGGCTGTTCGAGCGCTGCCGCGAGGTCGAGCGCGCGCCCGACGGCCATCTGGATCTGTGGAGCCGCTATCACTACAAGTCGACCATCATCACCTTTGCCGGCGTCATCCAGGAAGTCTTGAGCGACCCCGATCTGACCGTGGCGATTTTTTCCCACACCAAGCCGATCGCCAAGGCCTTCCTGGTGCAGATCAAGCGCGAGCTGGAGAGCAACGATTATCTGAAGACGCTCTTCCCCGACGTGCTGTGGCGCGAGCCGGCGCGCGAGGCGCCCAAGTGGTCGGAGAACGAAGGCATCGTCGTCAAGCGGATGTCCAATCCCAAGGAGGCGACGATCGAGGCGCACGGCCTCGTCGACGGCCAGCCCACCTCGCGCCACTACGGCCTCCTGGTTTACGACGACGTGGTGACGGTCGAGAGCGTCGGTTCCCCGGAGCAGATCAAGAAAACCACCGACCGCTGGGAGCTGTCCGACAACCTCGGCAAGGCCGAGGGCGTGCGCAAGTGGCACGCCGGCACGCGCTATCATTTCGGCGACACCTACGGGATCATCCTCGAGCGCGGCGTGCTCGAGCCGCGCATCCATCCGGCGACCGACGACGGCACGCTCAAGGGCAGGCCCGTTTTGCTCTCGGCCGAACGGTGGGAGGAGATCAAGTCGGCGCAGCGCTCGACCGTGTCGGCGCAGATGCTGCTCGACCCGCGCGCCGGCAACGTCGCGGTGTTCCGCGCCGAATGGCTCACCGGCTATGAGGTGCGGCCGACATGTCTCAACGTCTACATCCTGTGCGACCCGTCGAAGGGCAGCCGCACCGCGCGCTCGGACCGCACCGCGATCGCGGTGATCGGGGTCGACACCGCCGGCAACAAGTATCTGCTCGACGGCGTGCGCCACCGCATGAAGCTCTCCGAGCGCTACCGGTTCCTCAAGCAGCTCTACGGCTACTGGAGCACGCAGCCGGGCGTGCAGTCGTGCCGCGTCGGCTACGAGCGCTACGGCGCCATGGTCGACGTCGAGGTGATCGCGGAGTGGCAGCAGCGCGACCGCACCTGGTTCCCCATCGAGGAGCTCAATTTCCCGCGCGACGGCTCCGCCCATTCCAAGCCCGACCGGGTCGAGCGGCTCGAGCCGGATCTGCGCGCGGGCAAGTTTCTGCTGCCGGCGGTGGTGCATCACCCCGACTTCGGCGGCCCCATCGGCAAGGCCACTTGGCGCGTGTGGAGCGACGCCGATGCGGCCCGCGCCGGCACGGATTCACCGGAGGCCTCGTTCAAGGCGGGGCAGATCGTCTACACCCCCCTCCTTGGCCCGACGAAGCTGCAGCGCGCCTGCGAGGCCTCCGGCGAGTTCTATCGCATCGTCCGCCCGATCAAGCGGCTCGACGAGGACCGCAACGGCTACGACCTCACCCGCGCCTTCATCGAGGAGGCGCTGTTCTTCCCGTTCGCCCCGCACGACGACCTGATCGACGCCTGCTCGCGCATCTACGACATGCAGCCGGTCGCGGCCAGCAAGTGGGAGCGGGCGGAGTGGGAGCCGCCGGTGCATCCGGATGCGTAATTCTTTACCCCCCTCTAGATGTTGCCGGGCAGCGGCGGCGGGTGGGGGCATCCCTGCCCTAGTCCGGTGCACGGGGCTCGCCCGACCCCTATCCGCGCTTCGCGCGGCGGGTCCGGCACCCGACGAGCGCAGACATCGCATCATGGATGTGGTAAAACCTCTCAACTACCGGGTTGAAAATTCCCTGGACCGCTGGTGATGCTTTCACCGACTTCAAGTCCAAATTGGAAGGTCATGATGGCGCCACCAGCGCCGCCGCTATCGAGGCCAGCATGAATGATGCTCATTCAGATAGTCCCGCCAGCGTAATTATCGAAGCAGGCGCAGTGAAGACTGAAGCGGACGCGGAAGCAAAGGTAATATTACCTTTGCTCACAGGCGCCAATTTCCTTGAGATTCCACTTAGCTCGATTAGGGGGAAGGACTACCTCGCACCAACGGTCCTGGATAAGAAAGCCGGAAAGGCAGGTGGTTATTATCCCGATTTTTCAATATGGGAAGTCGCTCTCCCCGTTATGGTCGTCGAAGCGAAGGCCCCCGAGGTGCCCGTTGAAGTCGGATACCGCGAGGCATCCCTCTATGCTAGACACCTGAATCAACACTATAAGACCGGCGTTAATCCCTGTCATATCATCATTGCCTGTAACGGTCTGGAACTTGCCGTCGGTCACTGGGACGCCAAGCCTGAGTTGGTGCTCAAAATCGCCAACATCGGCATTGGTAGCGCTGCGCTCGAGGCGTTCAGAAGGCTCTGCCACCACCGCGTGCTAGTAGGTCATGCCGCAAAATGCCTTGCCGCAATTCGCCTGGCGCGCGCGGTTCAACCATACTCGATCGCCGGCGGCCAGGCGTTAATTAATTCCAAAAAGCCGTTCAACACCTTTGCTGCTGAACTATCGCCGCTCATGCGACGCTACTTCACCTCGGCGGCGCAAAACGATGATCGCGACATATACGAAAAGGGCTATGTCGGTTCAGACGATGTAACAGAATACGATAGGATACTTGAAGCGCTACTTAAGGATAGAATTGTTAGTCGTCGTGGTTCGCTATCACAGGAACTTACTCCGACGCGCGCGAAGGAACCGAAGCTGGCCGCGGCTATTGGAAGTTTTAAGGACGCTCCTCCAGCTCATGGCCAGCTGCAATTGATAACGGGTGGTGTTGGCACCGGTAAATCGTTGTTCGCGCGGCGCTACAAAGAATTGTTACAACCACCAGAACAAAGACGGTGGACCCATTGGGCTTTTATTGATTTCAACACATCCCCAGAATCCCTTGGCTCGGCTGAGAATTGGTTGTGCCAACAGTTCGTGGACAGCTTTGCCAAAGAAAATCCCGGATTTGACCCGTACGCGAACGAAAATTTGGCACGTATTTTTTCCCAGGATTTGCAAAAACGGCGCGGCATTTATGACGAAATAAAGAAAAAGATTTCCGCACCTGACGCACAGAAGATGCGTGTCGATGACTTACAGAAGTGGCAAAGTGATCCCCAGCGTCTTGCATTCGGTATTTGTCGTCACTTCGCCGGTGAACGTAGAGAAGTAATTGTTGCCGTGATGGACAACGTGGATCGGCTTAATTTGGACAATCAGCTTGCGGCGTTTCAACTTTCGCTATGGTTTATGGATCAAACCAAGGCCTTCGTCATTCTACAGATGCGCGATGAAACCTACGAGAGGTTTAAGGATCGGCCGCCTTTAGATACCTTCCGTAGTGGAGTTGTGTTCCACATTGCGCCGCCCCGTTTTCTTGACGTTGTGAAACGACGATTAGAACTGAGTCTCGAGTATTTGGCGAACAACACCCCTGAAACACTAGCATATTACCTCGGTAGTGGCGCAAAGATTATTTATCCGAACTCAATGGTTGGGGAGTTCCTGAAGGGAATCTATCTCGAGCTTTTCGACCGCAAGCATAACGTTTCGCGTATACTTCAGGGACTTGCAGGACGAAATGTTCGTCGGGCACTCGATATGTTTGTAAGTATTCTCAATTCTGGCCATTTGCGAGAGGAAGCGATTACATCCACCGTAAAAGGCGCTGGTGGAATTGCAATTCCAGAGTATACGATTTTGAAAATCCTGATGCGAACCGAATATCGTTTTTTCAGCGAGAACTCTGGCTTTGTAAGCAACGTATTTCACTTCGAGGATCAATGGGAACAGCCCAACAACTTTATTCTTCCGGACATTCTCTTTTGGCTGTGCGATAACCGCAAAGTGCGAGGCGAGATCGGGTTGGAGGGCTTCTTCTCGGTTGCGCACATAGCTGATGTGCTACAGCGTCGGGGGTTCGTACGCGAAGATGTCATGGGTGCGTGTTCTTGGCTTCTTCGTAATCAGCTAATTGAAGCGGACCACATGAATCAGTCGAAAATCGAGCTATCCGATTGCGTGAAGGTGACCGCGTCGGGCTTTATTCACTTGAGGGTGCTCTGCGAACGGTTGGAGTATTTGTACGGGATACTCACGGTTACCCCCATTTCAGAACAGCGGGTCGCCGAACAGATTGCGGAATCCATCCGTAGGGAAAACCAGAGTGGTTACTTGGGTGCGTTTCAAGTGGCAAGATGTGTTGAGGAGTTTGTTAAGTATCTGCGACGTGAACACAGCGAGTTGAGCAAGGCGTACCCGGAGTTTGGAGGTGATCGAACAGGGTCGAGCTTTGTGATTAGGCAAATCGAAAGCGCAATTAGTTACTTCAAGAATCCCAGCTCAGGCTCGATTGGACAAGCAAATGTTCTTGACGAGTAAACGCAAGCGTGGGCAAGGGTTCATAGTCCTAGGTTGACCAAGCCTAGGCGGGCACGGCGTTGCGCGCCTTCGCCTTGACTTTTGTTCCCGCTGCGTTCTCAATTTCAGGCCATGTCCGGCATCCGGCGGCTGGTCGATTATCCGTGGGTTCTGGTTCGGGTGCGCTGCGACACGTGCAAGCGGGCAGGGGCCTACCGGCTCGCGCGCCCGGCGGTCAAGTTCGGCTCGGAGATCCTGCTCGACGACCTGATCGTGCGCCTGTCGTCGGATTGTCCGTGGCGCGACGAGCCGCGCGGCTCCTGCGGTGCGCGGTTCTCCGACCTGCCGCCGCGCCGTCCCCCCGACATGCCGGCGCGGGCCATGCGCGTCATCGCCGGCGGGTAGAGGTGAGCGCGAACGCCGGGAGGCTGAGACCCTTACGGGATCTCTTGCAGAAGCAGTCGCTTCCGCTCGTGATCTTTCAGTCCAAATTCCGCAACGGCGGCGGCCTTGGCAGCCGCCTGATCCGGTGCGGTTACCCGCCCGAGGTGTTCCAGCCCGTGTCCTAAATAGCACTTTGCGGGTTTGCCCTCTTATGCAATCCTTCCGCGAGTTAGGGGAGGGGGCAAATGAAGTGGCAATGGTTCCTGTGGCAGGTTGTGGCCCCTCTTGCCGGGCCCGTTGTAATGTCAGCCATAGTGGTTTTGCTCTGGTCGACCGGGCAACCGCAATTCCCAATTAACTGGACCTTGGTAGTAGGAGAAATGACGCCCTGGGCGCTAACCTTCTACTGTATCACGCTAATTGGTGCTTCCATGTACAATCTTTTGCCTACTATCGCCCAGCGCCCGGCTCTGGGCGGTGGTTTGATGTTTGCCGCTATCGCGGTATCGCTGTACGCTGGTATGATTGTAATTTGGCGACACGATCCTACGTTTAATGCGAGCGTACGCGTGTATGCGGTAACTGGCGGGCTCCTCATTTTTTCGGTATACTTGTGCCACAAGGTCTGAGAGGGCCGGAAAATGACCGTGCATCACTCCGCCGCCACTGACGACCCTGCGGTGAGGGCCCAGGAGCGAGAAAGCGTAAGCGCCGGAGCGGCCGGCCTTGGGGCTCTGGGGTCCGTCATTGGTCTAGGACTAGCCTCGACTGCTGCCGCGCCAGTCATTGGCCTTGTGGCAGGAGTCGCCGCCGGAGCGGGTCTCGGCTATATCATCAACCGCGTCTGGTCGAGCCCCCCTGTCGAGACTTATCGAAAAGACGGCAAGATAGCTTGGCCGCCGCGCCCATAGGCCGCCTCAGTTCGCGGCCTCGGCCCTCTAGGACAGAAGTTAGATATTCCAATTCGGTCTTATATCGGATTTGCGATTCATTGACTTGCAGCCGATTCCCGCTGACCCTGCGCCGCTACTGCGGACCATCCACTTCCGATCCTGTGCGTTGGCATTCATTGCTGCTTTCTGCCGACGGCAATTACGACCTCTCCCAGATCAGGCCATGGGTCCTTTCGCTGTACCCCATCAAATTCGATATGGAGGATATCTCGAAAAGCACCTTGGATGGCACCGATTGCATTGGGAGTACTTTGAAACGTTTTAAGGTCACGCACAACGATCCACTGTCCAGGAGTGCCGAATGAAAGTGGGCCGTTACCTTCGCTGGTGTCGAATCCAGCGTCCTTCAGAACTGCAATGATCTTTTTCGCAAATTGCTCTGCTTCTTCATCAAAGATCTTCCAGATTACAACAATCGCTCCTTTCGGTCTCGCCGTTTGCAGATATGCCACCATTCTTGCATGTTCGTCCGCGGTGATGTTTCGCGGTTGGCGCGCAGCAATTTCCTGTTCTAGGGTCAATTTTAGTTGGGCAGCGCGCTCATTCGCCCTAGCCGCCGACTCGTTGGCTTTCGCCGTTTCAGTATTGGCGTTTGCGATAGCGGCCCGAGCCGAGTCCGCCTCGGCCGATAACCGTGCGGCTTCCACACGAAGGCGCGCCATCTCTTCATCGTGTCTTCTCTGAGTAGCGTCTTGATCCTCAGCAACCAGCTCGTCTTTTCGTTCCGTATACCGGTGGGAGACAACCTCGCTTACGCCCAACAGAAGCAGGCCGGCTATGCCGGCCCAGAAATAGAAGTTACTCCACCAGCCTGCGCTTGCGATCGAGTCCCATCCCGGTATCAAGCTCACGACATCGCTCCCATCGATTGCCGCAGCGGGCAGCAGCTTTGTGGTTCCTTTAGTGCATGGCGTCGAAGAGGAAAAGAGCAAATGACGCTCCCGACCGAACAGCTGCCGCCCTATTACATGCAGGGCAACGCCATCAACAACCGCGTCACCGCGACTTCGCGGCCGTGGCTGGTGCTGGTGACGCAAGCCGACCCGAACTTCGAGCGCGATAAGCACCACGAGATCGAATACGAGTTCTCCGGCCGCTGGTTCTACGCCGACCGCGGCAAGCGCGGCGCTTACGCGAATTATTGACGGCAGACGCCCAAGCCGGCGCAAGCATGGCCGCCGGGCCAGGGCTAGTTACCAGGCCACGAGAACCCGTTGTTGTTGAGGCCGTTTCCGATCGGGTTCCAGCCGGTTTGCGAGGGCTGCCAGTTGCTGCCGTCGTAATATTTGTGCTGCATGCCGTCCTGGTTGATGTACGCGACATGGATTTGTCCGGTGCCGAAGGCCGGGTAGATGCAGTCCGCCGCGGCGGCAGGAACCCAAATCGACGCAGGTAACCCACCCCCGATATCCTCCACCGCGGAAAATCCGCCGCCCGGGCCGACGGGCTTGGAGCAATGCAACACCCGATCGTCGGTCACGAACAGGTCCACCCGATTGAAAGGAGTACCGGACTCAACGGCGGCCGGGAATCCGGTCAAATTCATGGCGTTCCATTGCTGCAATGGGTGCCACGATGATGGGTCGGCGAGGTAAAATGATTTTTGCCAAATCGCCGACGCATCCGCGCTGAAACCGAACACGTCGAACTGAGTGTCGGAGTTCATCCCGGCCGCGACCACCCCGCCAAAGGCCTCGGGGGCAGTTTCGCTGGCGGCACCGCCCATGCTCTCCCACGTGGTCTGTGATGGCTGCCAGCTGCTGTTGTTCCAATACTGGTGCAGGATGTTGTAGGGAGGAGGGGTTCCTGCTGCGAACACGTTGAAGCGCAGCGGCGGTCGACCCACCCCGGCAATCGCCGGCGCACCGCGAACTCCGGCACCGAGCAATTCCCAGCCGGCGGCCGGCTGCCACGCGCCGCTCGCCAGGTATCTGTGGTAGACTTGGCCGCTTGCATCGATTGCAACGACGTCGAGCCTATTGGGGCCGGCGCCGGTGATTGCAACCGGCGCAGTCCAGTTGCTTGCTGGGTCCTGGAGGGTTATTTCGCCCAGATTGTCCCACGCGCTCGCCGGCTGCCATGCGCTGCCGTTCCAGAACTTGTGCAGGACCGCCGTGCTCGTTTGCCCGAACCTGTTCCTCGTCACGCCCACGCCCACCACGTCGATCTGCACCGTACCGGGATCGCCGCGCCCGGCGACCGAGGGTGGGCTCACGAAGTCGGCGCCCAGGGAGTTCCACCCCGACGCCGACGGCTGCCAATTCGCTCCGTCCCAATATTTGTAGATCATCTCGCGATCCGCCGAGATCGCGAAAATCCAGAACTGTCCGGCCATGCCGACGACGTCGATGCCTTTGGTCCAGAACAAGCGCGCCATGAACACTCTCCGGTAGGGCGCGAGCCCGGACGGGCTTGGCCGCATGGCTGGTGTCTATCATTCTGCACGCAACGCGGCTCAGCCTGACACGGCCCGTCGAGCATTTCAATCTCAGGATCGCCCTTGCCGTGGCTCTCGCTCGTCACCCAGGCGACCCGAACTTCGAGCGCGATAAGCACCACGAGATCGAATACGAGTTCTCCGGCCGCTGGTTCCACGCGGACCGCAGCAAGCGCGGCGCTTACGCGAATTATTGATCGGCGGCTTGGCCGCCGAGTGAATAGTGAGTAGCGAATAGCGAGTAGTGAAGCGAGCGCGCTGAACTCGCTATTCGCTATTCGCTATTCGCTACTCGCGGCTTCCGCAATTCGTTCATCAAGGATCCACCCATGCCCGCAGCCCCCGGCGCCGGCCCGCAGGCCGGCCACCTCGTCATCTATCGGGCGAACGCCACCACCGCCTATCCCGCCATCATCACCGGCGTGAACGCCAACGGCACAGTCTCGCTCACCACCTTTCCGCCGGGACAATCGCCCGGCACGCAGTCGAATGTGGCGCACGACTACACCGAGAAGAAATCGGGTGTTTGGTACTTCGCGCCCTATCTGTGAGAATCCCATGAGCAATGTGCGCAGCGCGCTGCCGGCGGAGTCCGCCATCGCCGGCGCGGGCGATATGCCCATCCTCGTGCGCGAGGAGATCGGGCGCTCGGGCGGCCGGCTGATGAAGGTGCAGGCGCGGTTCGTGCCGTCGGGCGACGGCTCTTTTTCGCGCGCGCGTACCGACGTTGCCGCTGCGCGGGCGGTTCGGCGCATTCTCGACACGGCCTACCCGGGCCACGACTGGGAAGTGGTTGCCGACAGCCACCAGGGCTACGTCGCCTTTCGCATCCCGGTGCTGATGGGCGCGCACTACGCCTATCTCGTCAAAGGCAAGGACCTCACCGCCGAGGCGGTGCTCAAGGGCGGCGGCGAGCTGCTCGAGCGCTATCGGCTGCCGCGCGGAAAATTCGACCTCGACCGCTTCCTGGAAGCAAGGGAGCGGGATTCCGTGCTGCTCGATCGCTCACGAAAGGTGCCTTCGTAGGGCGCATTAGGCGCGCAGCGCCGTAATGCGCCGGCTGCCTGTCAGACAAATGCAAACGGTGCATTACGCGCCTGCGGCGCTAATGCACCCTACGGGACGTCCCCATGCTCCGCGCCACTCCCCCAGGCGAAGACCCCGTCGGAGATGCGCGGGTGAGCCAGGTCGGCTTCTTCGAGCAGGGCTCGCCGCCCGGCGAGGACGGGGTCAACAACCTCTACCAGCACGCGCTCGACGCCGCGACGCCCCCCGGCAGCGCGCCCGAGCGGGTGGGGACCCCCGGGTCAAGCCCGGGGGCAGGCTCTGCGCCCGATTACCTGCATCTCATCACCATCGCCGAGCAGCAGGCGAACCTCTACGTCCAGCAGGTCAACCGGCGCGCCTGGTCGCGGTCCTACCGCGCGTTCCACAACGAGCACTTCGTCGGCTCCAAGTACGGCCACCGCGACTGGGCCAATCGCTCGAAGATCTTCCGCCCCAAGACGCGCTCGGCGGTGCGCAAGGACCAGGCTGCGGTGGCGGCCTCCCTGTTCGGCACGGTCGACGCCATCACCTGCTCGGCGGGCGACGAGGCGGACGCCGGCCAGCGCGCCGCCGCCGGCCTGATGCAGGAATTGATCAACTACCGCACCGACCGCACCTCCGGCCGCGCCGCGCTGCCGTGGTTCCTGGTGGCGATGGGTGCGCGCCAGGACGCCCAGATCGCCGGCATCTGCGCCTCGAAGCAGTATTGGAAGCTCGAGCTGCGGAAATCGCACGAGGAGGACGCGACCGACGAAGCCGGCAATCCCGCGCTCTCGCTCAATGCGTCGACCGGCGCCTACGAGACGACGAAACGCCCCGTTTACGTCCCCGACATCGACCGCCCCGACATCCGCCTGTTCCCGCCCGAGTGCGTGATCATGGATCCGGCGGCCGACTGGACCAACCCGGCGCAGAGCGCCGCCTACCTGCTGCTCAAGTATCCGATGCGGCTCTACGAGGTGGAGAAGCGCACGCAAGACCCGCTCAACCCGTGGAAGGCGCTGCCGCCCGATCTCCTCAAGGGCACGGCGGAGGCCTCGAAATTCGACGCCGCGGCGATCCGGCGGGCGCGCGAGTTCGGCCTCGACCGCTTCGACGAGACGCAGAACTCCGCCGAGTTCGACATCATCTGGGTCTACGAGGCGTTCATCCGCATCGACGGCGAGGACAAGTGTTTCTTCTCGCTCGGCGACAAGGCGTTCCTCACGGACCCGAAGCCGGTGCGCGAGGTCTATCCCGAGCAGGCCGGCGACCGGCCGGTCGTCATCGGCTACGGCGCGCTCGAGGCGCACCGCATCTATCCGATGGCGCCGGTCGAGAGCTGGCAGCAGACTCAAGCTGAGATCAACGACGTCGCCAACCTCTATCTCGACACCATGAAGCAGAACGTCGCGCCGGTGACCAAGGTGGTGCGCGGGCGCAGCGTCGATCTCGAGGCGCTGCACCGGCGCGGGCCCAACAGCCATATCCTGGTGACCCGCCTCGACGACATCGACTTCGCCCGGCCGGTCGACATCCCCCAGTCGGTGATCGTCGGCATGGAGAAGCTCGACGTCGACATGGACGACCTCGCCGGCCAGTTCAACGCCGGCTCGGTGCAGACCAACCGCACCCTCAACGACACGGTCGGCGGCTTGAAGCTCATCGCCGGCGCCTCGAACGCGGTGCAGGAGTTCGATATCCGCCTGTGGATCGAGACCTGGGCCGAGCCCGCGCTCGCCCAGGTGGTGCGGCTCGAGCAGTATTACGAATCCGACGCCATCATCCTCGGCATCGCCGGCAGCCGCGCCCAGCTGTGGCAGAAGCACGGGGTCAACCGCATCACCGACGACCTGATGGACCATCAGGTGACGATCCGCATCAACGCCGGGCTCGGCGTCGGCGACCCGCAGCAGCGGCTCGCCAAGTTCCGCGACGCCACCGCGGTGTTTGCGCCGCTTGCCGCGCAAACCAAGGAGTTCCAGACCGGTCAGGTGTCGATGAACATCGAGGAGGTGGCGAACGAGGTGTTCGGCGCGGTCGGCTACCGCGACGGGGGCAAGCGCTTCCTCACGATCCAGCCGCCCAACCCGCAGATGCAACAGCAGCAGCAGCAAATGCAGCAGCAGCAGCAGGGGCTGATGCTGCAGAACATGCTCGCCGAGATCGCCAAGAAGCGCGCGCAGGCGCAGCACGCCCAGGCGCAGGCCGGCCACGCCCAGATGCTCGGCACCGCCGCGATCGCCAAGGTCGGCCTCGAGCAGCGCCGCCAGGCGAGCGACGAGCGCAACTCGGCCTTCGACCACGCCCACCAGGTGCACGACCGCATGCTCGCCGCGCACGATCAGGGCCACCGCCACGCGATGCAGGTCGCCGATGCGCAGGAGCAGGCGCAGCAACGGGCGATCGAGGCGGCGCGCGAACAGACGCCGGAAGGCGAGGGTGGCGCGCCCGCGGCGGACACGTCCGATCCCATCCAGCAGCTCGTGGCCGCCCTGCGCGCCCCGCGTCCCCCCGTCGAGTTCGTGCGCGACCCCACCACAGGGAGGATCTCGGGCGCTCGTTATCTGCAGCCGCAACTGTAGCCCGTAGGGCGCAATAGCGCAGCGTATTGCGCCGTTCCGCAACGAGCCGGCGCATTACGCGGCTTCGCCGCTAATGCGCCCTACATCCACTCTCACGCCGCCAGGCGCTGCCAGGCCTGCAGCAATTGCCGCAACGATTGCTCGACGTCCGGCGCGGCATCGATCGGCTCCGGCGGCAACGGGTCGATCGCCGGTTGGAGCGTCGCCGCGGCGATGTCTGTTCTAACCGCATCCGTCCCCGCCTTCGCGGGGACCTCGCGCAGTCCGCGACGGATGCGCATAGAGTCCCCCGGATATCGCGCCGCGCGCTCGTCCGGGCGACGCGCTTCATACGCCTCCGCCTTCGCGAGGATCTCGCGCAGTCCGCGGCGGACGCGCACGGAATCTGGCGCGGCGCGCTCGTCCGGGCCACGCATCTCACTCCAGCTGCGCACAACCAGCCTGCGCCGGGCGCGCACCAGCATCGTGCCCACCACGGCCAGCAGGAACGCGATGCCCAACAGCGCGGCGGGAAGCCCGCTGCGCCCGCCCGCGGCCGCTGCGGCTGGCGGTGGCGGCGCTGCAGGTCGAGGCGGTGCCGCTTCCTGCGGCTTGGGCGGCACCGGCGCAGGGCGCGCGGGTTCGGCCGTCGTGAGCACGGGCCGCGCCGTTATCCGCTCGGGCACGGGCGCTGCCGTCGCGGCGGCGCGGTCGGCATCCGCGCGTGGCGCCGCGTCGGCCGCGAGGCTGGGCGCCTCGGGCCAGCGCGAGCCGAAGGCCGCGTCCGGAGTCAGCGCGCCCGCTTGCACCGGCGCGGGAGATTCAACGGGCGGCGATGCGCCGGCGGAGGGCGCCGCTTCCGCCGCCGCGGCGCTTGGTCGTGCCGATGCGGCGCGGTGGCGCTTCGCGCGCTGCGCGCCGAGATACCAGCATTTGCGGTGGGCGGCGCGGTCGACCCGATAGTACCAATGGCTGCCCGGCGGCGCCGGCGCGTTTGGTCCGGCAAGGCACTCCTCGCCGCGCGCGGCGCGGTCCGCCGTTCCCGCCGCAACAACAAGAATTGCGAGTATCACCGGCGCGGTTTGCATGCGCGGCATTGGTCCCTCCCGCCTGTGCAACGCGTCCCGCCGCCGTGCGGCGGATGCGGCGTTCGCCTCCATCCCCGGCAACGGTGTCGCGTTCGATTCGGGCTGCAGTGAGTCGCAAAGCCGGCAGCGATGGTGCAATTGTTTGCACGGGACACTCGCCTCATGCGTGGTGCAAATGAGGCAAATGTGGCTCGCTAAAGTTCCAGCGCATGTTCCGGCGAAGTGGGTACCGGTTCGCCGATAAGAACATGTGCCAATTAATAAGTATTTTTACCGAAGGGCTTAAATCCCGCTGAGCAAATGGCTGATACCGCAGCGGGAGGGGGCAAGCGGTGGAAGGGGGCCGGTCGTGCGCGGATTGCTCGCACGTTTCCTGACCGACACGTCGTCCGGCACGACGATCGAATACGGTTTCATCGTCGCCGGAGTGGCTCTTGCGATCTTCCTCGCGCTCGAGGAACTGGGCGCGCAGCGCCGCATCGCCGCGCGGGCGTTTCTCAGATTCAGGAATCAGTGATCATTTTGATGTTGCCGCCAGCGCATAGCCGACGCTACGCGTCGGCGTTCTTCGATGGCAAGAACGGCGGCCGAAGGCCGCCTATGCCGCTTGGTTTTGTGATGCACGCGCGCGGGCGGCCGATGTGGCTCGGTCGGACTGACGAAATCCTGATCCCTGATCCCTGATTACCGATGCCTGGTCCGCGGCCGCACCGTGATGCGCACGCCGCGGTAGGGCCAATAGGTGGGCCAGCCCGAAACGGGCGAATAGACGTGCACGGCGTGCGGCGCGCATTCCCCGTTTGGCGCGCAGACCGGGAAGGCATAGCGGCCGGGCTGCTTCCAGCTGAGATCATACGGCCCGTAATCGTGGGTATAGTCGCAGTAGGGCGCGCAATCGACGGCCGCGGCGGGCTGGGCGGCGAAGATGCCCGCGATGGCAGCCGCAATCGAGATAGCGAATAGCGAATAGTGAGTAGCGAATAGCGAAACCCAGCTCTTTCTATTCGCTATTCGCCATTCGCTATTCGCCCCTTTCCGTTCGATCACCGCAGCTGATCCTTCACCTTTTCCATGCCGGCGTGACGATGCAGGCGAGCGCCATCATTACGATCGAGCGCATCGGAATCCTGAAGTGTCGGGAGTGAGGCATCAGGAGTCAGGGCGAGAGGCGTCCGACGCAGGAGCGCGTTCCCGACGCCCGTTTCCTGACCCTCGTTACGTCGGGCTGATGGCGATGGCGCGGGCGGCCGCTTGGTACCAGCTCATCGCCTTGAACAGGCTCGTCCGCCTGGCGGGCTTACGCTTCTTGCCGGCGGCCTTTCGGGTTTGGAGGCTGCGTTTCCTCAAGTGTTTGCTCGACATGTACTCCTCGCATGCAAACTCCCCCCGTGGACTTCGCCCCGCTCACGAAGTCCCACCGGACGGTAGCATTACGCCTGATCGGGCGGCGATGCAAACCCCACCCGGCGCATGCCGGCTATGCAAGGTCTGGCGCCGAAATCGAAGCACGATCATCGGCTTACCGGCGCAACCTCGCAAACAGATTTGTGCAGTGCAGCATGCGTCACCTCTCAGCTTCGGGAGGCGTAGGGCGCATTAGCGGCGGAGCCGCGTAATGCGCCGCGGCCTCTGCCGCCCATTTCCCCCGCTCGTCCTCTCAGGAGACCCACCGATGGCCAAATATGCAATCACCGGGACGCAATCGACCGTCTCGGGGTCCTACAAGTCCGTCCTGTCGATCGCCGCGACCTCCGGGTCGCTGCGCCGCGGCAAGGTCTATGACCTCTTGATCGGCACCAACGGCACGCCGGCCGATAACTATCTGCAATGGGACATCAGCCGCATGACGGCGGCCGGCACCGCCACGTCGGTGACCCCGCAGGCGCTCGATCCGGCCGACGTCGCCGCGCTCGGCAGCGCCAACAACAACTACACGGCCGAGCCGACCATTACGGCGGGCTCCTCGCTCCTGAACGTCGGCGTCAATCAGCGGGCATCTTACCGCTGGGTCGCAGCCCCTGGTTCGGAGCTCGTGTTCCCGGCGACCGCGGCGAACGGGCTCGCGCTGCGCACGCTCTCCGGCGGCTACACCGGCTCGGCCACCGGCGACTGGATGTACGAGGAACAGTGAGGATGCTTTCCCCGGGCGCGGCGCTGCGCCGCGTCAGCGGCGTGCGCCGCAGACCCGGGGTCCAGGAGCGACACGCGTGGACCCCGGATCAGCACCGCACCGCTGCGCGCTGCGGTGCGTCCGGGGAACGCTGAGATGCTCCGCCCGGGCGGCTACGCTTGCCTCTCCGATCCGGAGGCAGGAGTCAAAGAGTGGGACACGATCACGTGCGCCCACTGCAACTCGATCGTTCACGTCAAGCCGCGCACGGATCCCGCGGACATCGGCGGCCTGTGCAAGCAGTGCATGGGCCTGATCTGCCCGGCTTGCGTCGGGCGGGCGTGCGTGCCGTTCCTGAAAAGGCTCGAGCAGATGGAAGCGCGGGCGCGGCTGCGCGCCGCTTTGGCGGGATAACCCGACATGGGAATCGCATTCGACCGCGTCGGGATGTCGACGTCGACCGCCGGCACCGGCACGCTCACGCTCGGTTCGGCGCTCGGCAACGTCAGCCCGAACCTTGCCGCGTTCATGAGCTTCGCCGCGGCGGGCGTCGCCACCGGCCAGTCGGTGCCGTACCTCATCCTCGATTCCAACAACGCCTGGGAAGTCGGGATCGGGGTCTACACGTCGTCCGGCACGACGCTGACCCGCAACGTGCTGTGGTCGTCGAACTCGAATGGCGCGATCAGCCTGTCCGGCAACGCGCAGGTTTTCATCACCGAGATCGCGGAGGACATCAACCAGGCGCCGCAAGGGAGCTTTCGCAACAAGTTCCGCAACCCGGCGATGGACGTCTGGCAGCGCGGCACGTCCTCGAGCACAGTGACGACGGCGGGGGCCTATACGGCCGATGGCTGGATCGTCGTGCCGACCGGGGCGAGCTGCACGGTGGCGGCGAACGGTCCCGCGGGCAATATCGGCGGCCTCGCCGGCGTCTACTACGACCTGACAATGACGGGGGCGACGAGCGTCACCGACATCCTGGTCAAACAGAGGATCGAAAGCTACGTCGCCGCTCCGCTCGCCAACCAGACGGTGACGGTGCAGGCGTGGGTCTTCAACAACACCGGCGCATCGATCACACCGACGCTCACGGTCAAGCACGCCGGCGCGCAGGACAACTGGGCAAGCCCGACGACCGATGTCAACGCGGTGAGCCTGCAATCCTGCGCCAACGGCGCCTGGACGAACGTCGCCTATACCTTTGTCTCCTCGGGGGTGGCCTATAACGGCCTCGAGGTCACTTTCGACTTCGGCAACAATTTCGGCACGTCGGGCAAGTCGGTCTCGATCACCGCCTGCGACATCCGCGTCACGCCGGCGGTCGCGACCGGGCTCAACGCCAACCCGCCGCCGCCGGAGCTGCGGCCGGTAGCGGCAGAATTGGCGTTCTGCCAGCGCTACTACTACCGGAGGAACTCGCAAAGCACTCAAGACTATTTGGCTCCGGTGCAGGCATACGCATCGAACGCGGTGTTCGGCACGGTGCAGCTGCTGCCGGTGCAATTGCGCGCAGCCCCGACGACTTCGCTGTCCGCCATCGGCGACATATCGTGTGCCACAGCCGCCGGGTCTAATGGTGGAGCATTCACTTCCGGTTCGTTGGATCAAAGCACCGTCTACGTGCTCGGCACGTCGAGCTTCAGCGGCACGTCCGGGCTGTCGGCTGGAAACTGCGCAACGATCTTCTTCAACAAAACGACCGCGTGGATTGCCGGCAGCGCGGAGCTTTAAGCCATGGCCGCCGGCATCACCGGCCTGACCCAGACGGCCGTTGCCGCGCTCGTCCCGAGCGCGAGCGAGCCGGTCCTGGAGTCGAAGTGGCACCAGCCGTTTTCGGAGCCGGTGCGCCAGAGGATCGCGCCGCAGCTCGCCGTCGCGCTGATCGCGTCGGGGCTGACCTACGTCGAAGCGCCGCCGTTCGCCGAGACCGTCACCGAAGATCGGTGGCATCAGGCATGGTCGGAGCCCGTGCGGGTTCGCCCGGCGCTGCCGGCGGGCGAACAGCACGTCATCGCGTTCGAGCCGGCGCCGATCGTCTCGATCGGCTGGTATGCGGCGCTCGCCGAACCGGTGCGGCTCAAGCCGGGGCTGCCGGCCGCGTTGCAGCAGTTTCTCGCGCCCGATCCGTTCCCGAAGGTCTCGTTCTCCTGGTGGAACTGGCTCGCCGAGCCGGTGCGGGTCCGGCCCGCATTGCCCGCGGGCGAGCAGCAGGTCTCGCCCTTCGACGAGGACGTCGTCTTCGTCGATCGGTGGTTCCAGCCGCTTTCGGAACCGGCCCGCGTCCGCCCTGCGGTGCTCGTTCCCGCCACCGAGCAGCAGTTCGAGCCGTTCGACGAAGACATCATCTTCGCCGACCGCTGGTTCGCCTGGTGGTCGGAGCCGGTGCGGGTCAAGCCGGCGCTCGGCGCCGGCAGTCACCAGGTCCTCGCGTTCGATTCGCTGCCGCTGCCGTTTCTGGGCGGGGGCGGTGGCTGGTATCTGCCGGATCCGACGCGCCCGCCGGCAGATGAAGAGCCGCCGCAGCGTAAGGTCAAGAAACCGGGACAGCCGCGCCAAATCGAGCCGGCGACCGCGCCGCCGACGTTTGCCGACGTCATCGGGTCGCAGCAGCCGGCGCGGCTTGCCGACGTGCTCGGCTCGGCCTTCGTGCCGCAGCTGGCTCAGCTGCGGCCGCCGGCGCTTGACCTCTACCGGCCTCCGGCGCGGCCGGTTGCGCGCACACCGTTGGCGCCGGCCGCGGCGACGGTCGACGCCATCGCCGACCACGTCGACGCCATGGATGCGATGGAGGCCTTGCAGGCCCTCGACGAACTCGACCGGCAGGAGCGCGAAGCCGCGATCGCGTTTTTGGCGCGAATAGCGAATAGCGAAGAGGGCGAGTAGCGAGTAGCGAATAGCGAATAGGGAAGCGCGACCGTGGCACCTCTTTCTATTCGCTATTCGCCATTCGCTATTCGCGGGCGCAGCCCATGACGCGCGATCCTGTGGCAACCCTCGCGCTCGAGCGCGCGGCGCTCGTCTCCGCCGACATCGAGGAGCAGCTCACCGCGCGCGCCAAAGACGGCATGCGCCCGCTCGTCGCCGTGCTGGCGAAGGCGCGGCGCGAGGGCGCCGACGCGATCGCGGCGCTCGTCGATACCCCGCCCTCCGATGCGGCGGCGATCACGCGGCTGCAGAACGAAGTCAAGCGCTTCGCCGATCTCGTGCGCTGGCTCAAGGAGATCGTCAACGAAGGGCTCGACCAGCGCTACGAGGTCGCCGACGCCGAACGCGATGAGCTGGAAATCCTGGTTGCGCCTCCAGAGGACGATGCAAAAGCGCAAGCGCAGGCCGAGCGCGCCCGGCTCGGCATCTGATCGTAGCCCGGATGGAGCGCCGCAGGCGATCGTAGCCCGGATGGAGCGCGAAGCGCGTAATCCGGGACGGCCGTCCCCGCATTCCGCTTCGCTCCATGCGGGCTACACGCTCCATGCGGGCTACAAGCAAGTGAGGACCCATGACCGACCTGCAGACGGCCGCCGAAGCGGCGCGCGTCGCCGCCGAGACCGAGGCCTCGCGCGAGATCGCGAGCCAGGCGGCGCCCGATAGCCCGAATCCGCCGGCGCCGGCGGCCGATCCCGCGCAACCGGAACAGCGCGCGCCCGACCCCCGGGACGAAGTGCCCGGGGGCCAGCAACCGAAGCCGCTCGAGCGCGTCACCGCGACCGACCGCAACCGCGCCTCGATCGCCGCCCGCTTCAAGGAGAAGCGCGCCGCCCAAGGCGGCCAGGTCGAGTTCCACGGCAATTTCCAGGATCCATCGCAGACCTACGGTCCGTATGCAGGGCAGGGCGCGCCGGCGACCGATGACGGAACGCAGCGGACGGAGGAATCGCAGCCCGCGCAACCCCCAGCAGACACCCAGGCGCAGCCGGCTGGCCCGGTTCCTCCGTCCCCTGCCGCTCCCGAGGCGCCCCGGCTCATTAAGGTGAAAGTGCACGGCGTCGAGATGCACATCCCGGAAGACCAGGTGGTCGCCGAGGCGCAGAAGTCGCTCGCCGCCGGCAACCTGCTGGAATCCGCCAAGGATGTGCTCGCGCTGTCACGGCAGCCCTCCTCCGCCCTGCGGGCTACGGAGGGCTTGCCCGCCGAAGCCGAGCGTAGCGAGGCGCAGGCGGGGCCGGATCCCTACATTGAGCTTGCGCAGAGCATCCAGCTCGAGGGCGCCGAAGCGGCCGGGCCGAAGCTGCGCAGCGCGATCGAGAGCGAGACCGCCAAGGCGCGCCAGGAGGCCGCCCGCGAAGCGGCGCGTCAGGTGCGCATCGAAAACGAGCTGGCCGCCTCGCAGCGGGCGCTGGCCGCGTTCGAGAAGGCGCATCCGGATCTTGGCTCCGACGAGTTCGCGCGCGACGCCGTCACCACCCAGGTGCAGCGCGAGATCAACGCCGACCTGCAGGCCGCCGTCACCCAGGGCATCCTCAAGGAGCTGCCGCGCACGCAGGACGAGCGCAACGGGCTGCACACGCAGCTGCGCGCGTTCGGTGCGCCGGTGCGCGCGATCGGCGAGATTTTCGAACAGGCGGGCAACAAATACGCGACCTGGCGGGGCGAGAAACCAGCGCCCCGGCCGTCGCCGCAGCCTGCGCCGCAACCGACCACGCAACCCAATCCCGCGGCCACCGCGCCCCGCGTCGAGCTCACCACGGCTCGCCAGGAGCGCCGCGCGGCCATCCCCACCCAGCCCGCGAATGCCTCCGTGCCGCCAAGGCCGGCAGCGCCGCTCCCTGAGCAAACCATGGCTCAGCGGCGCAGCGCGGCCGTGATGGCGATGCGGAAAGCCCGCGGTCAGATCGTGGCGTGAACCCCGTCCTCGTCATGCCCCGCGAAAGCGGGGCATCCAGTAACCCCGGCCTCTCGCTTCTGGCCATGCACGGCGTACTGGATCGCCCGCCTGCGCGGGCGATGACGAGGTTGGTGGTTTGCGCCCATCAATCAGAAAGGAACCCCTTCCATGGCGGGCCAACTTTGGTCTGTCTCCGCGGAAGGTGGCTTCATGTACAGCGACGAACTCTCGGACGTGCTGCGCCAGCAGGTGCAGCCGTTGACGAAGTTCCGCCAGCTGTGTGACGCCAAAGATGGCTCCGAGAAGGGCCTCAACCGCGGCGACATGTATCACTGGAACGTCTATTCGACCGTTGCCACCCAGGGGCGGCAGCTGCTCGAAACCGACCCGATCCCGGAGAGTAACTTCACCGTGCAGCAGCACTCGCTGCAGGTGCAGGAAGCCGGCAACTCGATCCCCTACACCGGCAAGCTCTCGGATCTCGCCAAGCACGACGTCGTGTCGATCCTCGACAAGACGCTCAAGGACGACGCGCGCAAATACTTCGACATCGCCGCCATGCTGCAGTTCAACAACTGCCAGCTGCGCGCCTCGACCGCGACCTCGACCACCTCGATCACCCTCGACACCGGCGGAACCGCCAGCCAGACCAACAACGTCGCGCTCGGCACCGGCCACGTGAAGGCGATCGTCGACACGATGAAGGAGCGCAACATCCCGCCCTACATCGCCGACGATTACGTGGTGATCAGCCACCCGACCACCTACCGCAACTTCAAGAACCAGCTGGAGACGATCCACCAGTACACCGAGACCGGCATCGTCTTCATCTTCAACGGCGAGGTCGGGCGCTACGAATCGTGCCGCTTCATCGAGCAGACCTTCATCCCGAAGGGCGGGGCGGCGGATTCGACCACCTGGGACCCGTACGGCGGGACCGCCGACGCCTGGGACAACGCCCAGTCGTCGTGGGCGTTCTGGATGGGCGGCGACACGGTCACCGAGGCGCTGTGCATCCCCGAGGAAATCCGCGCCAAAATCCCCGGCGACTTCGGCCGCTCCAAGGGCATCGCCTGGTACTACCTCGGCGGCTTCGGCCTCGTCCACTCCGACGCGCTCAACGGGCGCATCGTGAAGTGGGATTCGGCGGCGTGAGCAGGAGGACACAACCATGACCATTCCGGCTCACTACGCCATCCCGCAGGTGGAGGTGATCACCATCCCCTCGTCCGCCTTCGGCGCCACCACGGCGGCCTTCAACTACATCGGCCCCAAGGGCCGCGAAGGCCACGTCGAGGACATCCTCGTCGACATCAGCGCCAACATGGTGGGCACCACCACCGTGCCGGAGGTCGACGTCGGCACCACCTCGGGCGACACGACCTATGCGCGCTATCGGCTTGGCTCCTCGGCCACGTCGGGCTACACCGCGGCGTCGACCCCGAAGCGCGCCAGCCAGGAAGCATGGACCGGCAACCCGCCGATCACGCTGTCCGACTACGCCGGCCACGTGGCGATGAACAAGGCCCGCATCCCCAAGGATACGGCCTTCGTCGTCACGCTGACCGCCGGCGTCGGCGGCACCCCGGCCGGCACCGGCGTCGTCTACGTCGTCATCAAGTGGTTCTAGACGGCGGCCTGCGGCCGCCGAGCGAATAGTGAGTAGCGAATAGCGAATAGAAAGAGCAGCGAACCACTATTCGCTACTCGCTATTCGCTATTCGCGCTCCAAAGGAGCCCAAATGTTTGGCCGCCTGCGCAACGTTCCGGAGCGGATCGCGCCCGCGAACCCGCTGCCCGACAACCGCAAGATCCCCGCGACCGGCGACGCCGGCCGCGACGGCTACACCTGCCTCTCCCGCGCCGATCGCGAGACCGGCGTGCGCCCGCCCGCCGGCGGGGGCACCCGCGTCGACTGGCCGCCGGAGAGCGACGCGGAAGATTATTCGCCGTAGGGCGCATTAGCGGCGAAGCCGCGTAATGCGCCGCCAACCGGCGCAATACGGCCTTCGGCCTATTGCGCCCTACATCAGGAGAATCCCCATGGCAAAATCCCCAGGCCGTTTCGGCAAGTTCACCGAGGCCGAGGTCAAGGCCGGCACCGACGCCGGCACCGGCCGCGGCAATCCCAAGCTGCACGAGAGTTCGGGCATCGTCGATCTGCCCGGCTACCGCACCCAGACCATCAAGCGCGCCTACCCGCTCGACACCTCCGACATGGAGCTGCCGAACGAGACCGGCATGGCGGGGTTCGGCGGCTCGGAGACCAACCTCAAGCACTCGCTCACCGGCCCCTCCGCGGTGCAGGACAACCGCGGCGACGGCGGCGGCGACGGCAACGAGTCGCCCTATATCCCCAATCACTGAACCGGCAGCCCGACGGCTTTCCCTCCCCCTTGCGGGGAGGGAGGGCGCGCCCGAAGCGAAGCCGAGGCCGGCCGGGGTAGGGGTCGTAGTGTACGGCAGTATCTCCACCCGGCTCGCTTCGCTCGCCACCCTCGCCGCGCGCTGGGTGCTGGCCGAAATCGGCCGAGTGAACGCAAGCGGAACGGATTTTTTCTAGGGACCGCTTTCCACAGGCTACCTTGGTCTTGGACAACCCTTAGATATGAGTTGTGGTCGGTACAATTGTATGGTTTAGTGCCCAAGGTGGCTGGGGGCAAAGCGCGGCGTGACGTTTGTTTTCTTCGATCCATCGACAGGGCCGCGGGCAAAGGACTGGTTCGACAATCCGATCCAGACGATCGCGATTACGAGAAACGGCGACTTCTCGAATAGCGCCGATGGGTCCTGCCCTGTAAAGCTTGCCGACGGCAGCATCGCCTACGCGAAGCCGCGACAAGCAAACAAACTGGTCATCGCGCGGGAGAAGATTGCTTCCGATCTGGCGCGCTTGCTGTTCCTTCCCGTGGCGCCTGTCGTTATTCGCAGTGGCGAACCGGGGGTGCCACCTTGGGACCATGATACGGCCTTATCCTTGGCGTGCTTGGAGTCCGCGAGGCTTTGGGATGCCGGTGGAGTTACGCACATCGACAAGGCGGCCCCTGCGCTCGAGGCCATGCGGGTGTTCTGGACATGGCTCGGAGATAGTGATCATAATGGCCATGGACAAAACGTCCTCTACGAAATTCAAGGCGACCGTTGCGCAATCGTCGCAATCGACCATTCACATTCGCTCTGCCATGGCAATCAAAACGACCCTCTTGCCGTTATTGCCAGCGCAGGGTACGCCACGGCCGGCCGCGCCGATTGCCAGGCCGCCCTTACGGATACCGCAGGCCGGATTCACACCCTAGACTGGCCAACTATCGAAGGGCTGGTGCACCGGCTTGATGGCTTGTTAACGACTGAGGAGCAGAACCGCATCAAGCGGATTCTTGATGAGCGCCGAAAGCATCTCAATCGGATGCTGGGCATTTGAGGAGCGGACGATGCCAGACCATAGACGAGCCCTGTGGCGCATCGAGTTTCGAACGAAGCTAACCCGGGCGGATTCGCTTGTCATTCCGGTCGCGTATTTACTGGACGCGCAGTGGAAGCAAGGTAACATGCGTTGGCTCGGACTTCTTTTCCGAAAACGGTTGACGCCTGCTGAACTCGACCAGGTAAACACGGCTACATGGCCTGAGCTCACAGAAATCGAGCCGTTCATGAAACGGCTGTTTGAAGACGCTTGGCGAATGGTCGATCGTGCGGCGGCTGATCTCGGCGCGGCCGCGCTGGCGGCGCGCTATTCGCATTACAGCTCGCTGCTATTCGCGCGCGCCGGCGAGGGACCCGAGAAACTCATAGACGAGCCAGTCAAGGCATTCTCGCAGCTGTACAGTCACCTACTTGGTCTGCGAGAACAACTGGCCCCCGTCGTGACGGCTCCCGTCGTTCGTCTGCCGCGGTTTAGGAAGGCTGCTCCCGCGGCGACGAGAGCCGACGTCGCGCTCCTCAACGAGGCTGCTTAAAGGAGAACAGTGCGTAACCCGCACTGTTCATCCGACCGTCGGCGGTTCGCCCGCCCCGCGGAGTTGGGCTCGCGAGAGCAAAATCGGCCACTAGGCTTTGCCTCCTGAATTACCCGGAATTGCCGACGGCGCTTCGGCAAGTTCACCGAGGCCGAGGTCAAGGCCGGCACCGACGCCGGCACCGGCCGCGGCAATCCCAAGCTGCACGAGAGTTCGGGCATCGTCGATCTGCCCGGCTACCGCACCCAGACCATCAAGCGCGCCTACCCGCTCGACACCTCCGACATGGAGCTGCCGAACGAGACCGGCATGGCCGGGTTCGGCGGCTCGGAGGCCAATTTCAAGCACTCGCTCACCGGTGCCTCCGCGGTCCAGGACAACCGCGGCGACGGCGGCGGCGACGGCAACGAGAGCCCGTACATCCCGAACCACTGAGGCGCGCTGGCGCGCCTCAGTGTCCCGGGCGCAGCGCAGCGCGAGGGTCCCCGTTGCGCTTTTGCGCAACGGGGTGCCCGTAGCGGTGCGATGCAGACCCGGAACCTCCCGCAGTACCACGGCTTACCCTTAGCCCTTGTGGGGAGGGGTGGGCGCAACTGAGTTGGGCGGGGTACAGTGTGCCCCCAGCACGCCACAAGGATAGGCCACTAAGCGAGCGAGCCAATTACTCTCCAGCAATGCGAAAAATGAAGCGCCTCGATAACAACTGTTATGCCTGTTGACGACCGTCCCGTCGCAATGAAATCTGCCGTTGTGCCGCGATTTGGACTGATCTATATGGCTTGGGCTCAGCGATAGTTGGGGCCAGTAGATGTCCAGTAATTACTATCCCGAAGACAAGCCGGATAAGGATCCGCTCCTCGGGGTCCGTCTCAATGACGGGTGGATAATTGTCGAAAAGGCCGTCAGGCTTGCGAAGCAAACTGGCGGCGCATTTTCATATGGGTATATCGCAAGCCGCGGGAGTGAACGAGCCTTTATGAAGGCGTATGACTTTGAGCGAGCATTTAGTGCCGACGATCCCATGAAGGAATTGGAAAAACTCGTCAAAAGCTACAATTTCGAGCGCGACCTGTTCGATATATGTTCAGAATATAAAATGACTCGAATCGTCAAAGTTCTTTCTCACGGGGTAGTGACGCATTCTGGAGTACCGTTCGGTCGACTCTATTACTTGCTATTTGAGCTCGCCGAGAGTGACGCAAGACTTTTCTTGTCGACGCAGCAAGACTGCACTGTGGCTTGGCGGGTTAGATGTTTGCAACACATCGCAACCGCTCTTCAGCAGCTGCATTTTCGTGGCATTTATCACCAGGATACAAAACCATCGAACGTCCTGATCTTCGGTGAGAGATCAACCAGCAAGCTTGGTGATCTGGGGCGCGCACACTGTTCAACCAAACAGGCGCCGCACGATACGGCAAAGGTGCCGGGCGCATTCAGATATGCACCTCCAGAATTGCTCTATGGGTCACCAGTGCTCGATGCACGGCAGCAACGAGGGGCAACGGATCTGTATCTGTTTGGCAGCATGATTTACTTCGTAATGATGGGAGTTCCGATAACGTCTGAATTGATGAACAAGCTTGCACCTGAGCATAAGCCAATTTATTTCGGAGGGCGCGATCTGGGAGTGTTTTTTCGCGACGTATTGCCGTTCCTCATCGATGCGCACTCTGAGATTGCTCGATTATTTGAAGCCGAGCTCCTGCCAAAGGTTCTGGACGCGGATCTTGTGGCACGCATCGTTATGCTTCTTCGTTATGCAACCGCTCCTGATCCTTTCTTGCGCGGGCACCCTGCCGCGCGTCGAGTTAAACACGGTGATCCCTATGACCTTCAGCGCTTCATATCGGAGCTGAATGTAATAGCTCGCAGACTGGAGATCAGACCAGGAAGAATCAATGCATGAGATTCCGAAAGATGATGATCGTAAGGTCATCCCGCGATGGCGTCAGCTTCGACGGACACCTGCGACCGAGCTCCGTCTCGCGCGTGTGCATCGAAGCGTGGACGAAATTGAGATGGAATTTCGAAGGGTGATAGCGGATTGGTCGTCACACAGGACAATTGAAAATGCATCCGAGGTTTTATTTGTTGGCGCACTGGGAGAGAAATCAGATTTAGTCGAAGATGCGGCGCGGCTGATTATCGAGAGCGATGAGGCGTCACATAACCTAAAGCGGCTTGCGATTTCCCTTATAAACGAGGAGACGCAGCATGCTGGCGCGCCTGAAGAGACCTTCGATTTGGAAAGCGACTATTCTTTTGAAATAAGGATGATCAAGAGAAAACTTGAGGAAAATCCGAGGAACGCTGTGTTGCATGTCGAAGTTGCGCGACTGTACGCCTCACAGGGACTGACTAAGCAAGCTGCTTCCCATTTACGTGTTGCGCTAGAATTGGCACCGACACATAGGTTTGTGCTGCGTTCTGCGGCCCGCTTTTATGTTCACCGAGACGAATTGAAAAGGTCATGGAATATCCTTAAGTCGGCGGCCGAACACGATCCCTGGGTGGCAGCGGCATTTGTCTCGGTTGCAGACCTCGGCGATCTCGAGGTTCCCGGGATTAAGAAGTTCCGTGAGTTGATGGCAGCAAGCGCTGATCCTGGCCAGATAACGGAGTTGGCTGCTGCCCTGGGAACGTTGGAATTAAAAAGTGGGGGAATAAAGAAGGCCCGCAAACTATTCAGGGTAAGCGCAAGAGCGCCGAACGAAAACGTTGTGGCCCAGCTCTTTTGGCTGTCGCAACGCTATGGCGTGGCGTTTGACGTGACTCTATTGGAGTCTGAAAAGACTCACGAAGCACGCGCCGCGCATGCTGCGGTGGCCGAGAGCTGGATGGATGCAATTAAGTCGTGCGCTCAATGGTTTGAGGATGAACCATTTTCTGTCAGGCCCGCGCAAAAGGGCAGTTTCCTTGCCTGTGAAATGTTGAGGGACTATAAGCTCGGTCAAAATTTCAGTAATCGGGGGTTGCGTGCAAATCCGAAGGATATAACCTTGCTAAATAATTTGGTGTTTGCCCTCATCATGGATGATAAATTAAGCGAAGCCGCCAGTCATTTAGAAAGAGCCAAGCGCTTGGTCGTTGACGATAGAGACAAGCTTTTTCTGACAGCGACTGAGGGTCTGCTGCACTATCGACAGGGCCGAATCGCAGACGGGGTGCGCCATTATATGCACGTCCTCGGAGAGGCGTTGAGTATGAAGAGCCGCTATCTTATTCAGCTTGCCTACCTTCACTTTTGTTACGAGGAGGTTCGCATCGGGCACACGCCACCACTTGGAATCTCCGATGAGCAAATTAGAAAGGAGTTTGACAACGCAAAGGATGTTTCGATTAGAGAGATATATAACCAAACTCTATTACCGCTACTGGAGGCCAGGCGCAAGTACGGCCTACAAGAGAAGGGATATCGGCTTGGCGAGGATATATTTGAAAATCCAGCATTGGAGCCGCCGCCCACGCTGGGCGGGTTAGTGGGCTCGTAGAGTTCTGAGCGCACTTTTGTTGGGGAGTTCCCCAGCGCCACTCGGGCGCAGCTTCTCAACGATATTGCGCACGAAGCGGAGGCAAGGTTTGCTAGCAAAATTAAGCGAAGCTGAGATTAAGTGAAAGAGCCCTGGCCGGACTGTATTTCGGATGCAGCGGTCGTTTGCTACCTGATCTCCCTGGCGCTTGCCGGGGATTGAGTATGCGCACGAGAGTCCGCCCGACCAGGGTTGGTTTATCCTGGCATTTGGAATGTTTGCATTCCCCACGTCAGGAGGGCTGGCGTCGTTGGCATGGTGCGCAAAGCCGTTTGCCATCCTCGCCTATATTTTTTCCAAGACCCGCGAGCATGGCGTTGCCTTGAGCTGTCCTCGGCAGCAGTCGTCACTGATTCCTGCTGGCGCTCCATGGCGCCATCGGGTTCGAGCGATCACGGCGCCGGGCGGAACCATAGTGAGCGAAAACGCTTCGACGGCGCGGGTTGCGGCGGCAACGGCCCCGGTTCGCTACCATCGTCCCTCAAGCACTCGCTCACCGGCCCCTCCGCGGTCCAGGACAACCGCGGCGACGGCGGCGGCGACGGCAACGAGAGCCCGTACATTCCGAACCACTGAGGCGGCGGCTTCGCCGCCGCCGGCGAATAGCGAGTAGCGAATAGCGAGTAGTGACGCGCGCTCGCTGTTCTTTCTATTCGCTATTCGCCATTCGCTATTCGCGGTTTGAAGGAGCTCCGATGCCCAACGACGTTCATCCCCTGCGCCTCGACCGCTCGCGCTATCACTCGAGCGAGCACGGCGACCATCCCAACCGCGCCCGCTTCTGGCAGGACGGCCTGCCGTTCGACGCCCACGGTGAGCTGTGCACGGAACTGTGCAGCGCCGACCAGATGGCGGCCGCGGACGCCAAGGCGCCGCGGGCGCCAGATGTCGGACATCAGATGTCAGATGTCGGAGATCAGATGTCGGGAAGCAACGATCCGACCTCTGACATCCGACCTCTGTCATCTGAGGTCAATCTCGAGCTCTGGGCCAAGGGCGAAGCCCGCTACGTGCCGGCCAAGGTCTTCGCCGCCATCCGCGAGCGCTACAACAAGTCGGTGACGACCTTCGCCGACGCCATCGAGTTCCTGGTCAATGACGCGAAGCTGATCCCGGCGAGCGAGGCGTCGAAGCAGCTGCTCGCCGGCGGCGGGACGGCACCTGTGCGCGAAGAGGCGTAGCCCGGATGGAGCGCGAAGCGCGTAATCCGGGGCGGCCGTTCCCGCATTCCGCTCCGCTCCATGCGGGCTACGGGAGCAGGTTCTGATGACCTACGCCATGACGTACACGAGCCTGGTGGCCGACAAGAACACCGCCGGCTCGATCGCCCGCTGGGTGAACTATTCCAAGCTCGACGCCGACCAAGTGCTCCAGGAGGCGCAGAGCCTGCTCTATTCCATGCTGCGCACCCGCGAGATGCGCGCGCACTTCAACTTCGACCTGGGCGTGGGCGCGTCGCAGGTCGCCTTGCCGGCCGGCTTCCTCGATCCGATCGGCAAGATTTCCATGCTCGGCACCGGCGCCAAGATCGAGCAGCGCTACCCCAACTTCATCCAGCGCCGGCGCACCTATACCGAGACGACCGGCAGCCTCGGGCCCAATCCGTTCACCACCGCAGCGGGCTCGACCCTCGTCACCGTCGCGCTCGCGAACCACGGCTTCTCGCAAGGGTCGACGTTCTTCACCGCCGGCGCGACCGCCTTCAACGGCGTGACCATCGCCGGCACCTTCGACGTGGTGGCGATCGTCGACGCCAACGATTTCGCCATCGACGTCACCCCGCTCGGCGCGCCGCCGTCCGCGAGCGGGGCGGGCGGCGGGACCGCCGTCACCTATATCTGCGACAACCTCGTCCAGGGCACGCCGATCTACTGGGGCGTGTGGAACGAGACGATCTTCTTCGACGTGGCCTTTGCCCAGCAGACCAACTGCAATCTGCAGTACTTCCAATCGCTGCCGATCCTGTCGGCGGCGAACCCGACCAACTTCCTCACCAACCGCTACCCGCACCTGCTGCGCAAGGCCTGCACCGCGCAGGCCTGGGACTTCATGCGCAACGACACCGAATACCAGAAGGACGTGACCGCGCTCTCGGCCCTCGTCGAGCAGACAAACGCCGAGGCCGACCTGATGTACCGCGGCGCCGTGTTCGACACGTACCTGCACGATGAGTAGGGCGCATTAGCGCCGCAGGCGCGTAATGCGCCGACATGCGTCACGGCGCATTACGGCTTCGCCTAATGCGCCCTACGAGGATCCCCCATGGCGGATACTTACACCTCGACCCTCGGCACCATCGTGATGGGCATCGGGGGCGACAACAACACCTGGGGCACGAATCTCAACAACGGCGTCTTCCAGATCCTCGAGGACGCGATCGCCAACCCGACGACCATCGCGGTCGGCACCGGCGGCACCACCGATCTGTCGGGCTCGCCGCCGCCCGCGGGACCGAGCCAGGTTCGGTTCGCCCAGCTCGTCATCACCGGCGGTCCGCTCACCTCCAACGCGACCATCATCGTCCCGGCGCTCAACAAGAGCTGGATCGTCATCAACGATGTGACCCTGAACGGGTTCAGCGTGTTCATGAAGACGCCGGGCGGAACCCCGGCGCTGATCCCGACCAACGTCACCTCCCAGGTCATCTGCGGCACGCAGGTCAACGTCGGCCCCTTCAACTGGGGGCAGGTGCAGATGCCGGACGGCACGGCGGCCGCGCCGAGCTACAGCTTCGGTAACGAGACCGGCTCCGGCTGGCGCCGCGCCGGCACCCAGGACATGCGCCTGTCGATCGCCGGCGCCGACGTGCTGCAGGTGACCGGGCCTGGGGCGGGCACGCCGAGCGTCGTCAACGTGCTCTCGCCGAACGCGTTGGAGGTCAACGGCGTCTCCGTCATCCAGGCGTGGGTTGCGGCCGGCGGCACCGCCGACGCCATCACCGCGACCTTCAACCCGGCGGTCACCGCGCTCACCGACGGGCTCATTGTCGGCGTGCGCGCCGGCGCTGCGAACGCCACGACGACGCCCACCTTCGCGCCGAACGGGCTGACCGCCCACACGATCACCAAATCGGGCGGCACCGCGCTGGTGCCCGGCGACATCGCCGGCGCGCTCGCCGAACTGCTGCTGCGCTATAACCTGGCGAACACGCGTTGGGAGCTGCTCAATCCCGTCTATCCGGTGCAGCCGGCCGCCGTCCCGCCGCAGGGGCGCCTGACGCTCGTGAGCGGCACGCCGGTGATGAACGCCGACGCGATCGGCGCGACGGCGGTCTATTACACGCCGTCCGACGCCGGGAATCTCTGCCCGGTCTACAACGGCAGCGTCTTCATCAACGAAGCGTTCTCCGAGCAGACGCTCACCTTGGTGAGCAATCACCTCGCGAGCACGATCTACGACGTGTTCGCCTTCTTGAACGCCGGCGCATTCACGATCGGCACCGGGCCGGCGTGGGCGAACTCGGCCGCGGGTGCCGGCTCGCGCGGCACCGGCGCCGGCACGACCCAGCTCGCACGCGTCGGCGGCCTCCTCACCAACGCGGTGCAGATCACCGCGCGCAACGGATCGACCACCTATACGGTCCCGGCCAACCAAGGCACTTATCTCGGCTCGATCTTCATCGACGCCGCCGCCGGACAGGTCACCTGCCACTTCGGTTTCGGCACGTCGCGCAAGTTCGGGGTGTGGAACGCGTTCAACCGCGCGCCGATCGCGCTGCGCGCCGGGGCCGCTGGCACCGTCTCGATCCCGCAGCAATCCAGCCTCGGCATTTGGGCCGCGAACGTCAGCAACACGGTGTTCACCGGCCTCGCCGAGGAGATGTTCGACAACAGCGCGCTGCTGAGCGGAGCGAATGTCAACAATTCAAGTGCTGGACCTTCCAGTGCGGTTGGATGGAACGCGACGAACGCTGCATCGGGCTTCGGTGGACAGGGTGTGGCCGCCGCCGGCGGCAATGCGCTGTCCTGCACGATGACGGCACGTTACGTCGCGCCACCGGCGCTCGGCATCAATACGGCGAATGGTCTTGCGAACGTCCCGGCCGGTGGCTGGAACACGCAATCAGGCGAACTCGGCAACTTGCTGGTCTCCGCTTGGCGGGGATAAGACCACCAAGATCGGGGCCACCACGAGCGAGCTTGAGGCAGCGCCGCATTCCTAAACAGCACGTCATAAGCAAAGACTTCGACGATCTCAAATTCTGGGAGCAGGGCGCAAATCTCGGATAGGCCGATCTGCCCGTCGTAGTCACCGCTCTCCAAACATTCGGTGTAAAAAAAACGGGTGCGCTTGAGCGTCTCGGCAGCGCCCCTTATGAGGTCCTCTTCGGCACCCTGGACATCGGCCCAGATCAAATCGATCGCGTCGATGTTTCGCGCCACATCGTCGAGACGAACGACCTGAATCGTGATCTCGCGGTCGAAGGTCATCCACGGATACGCGGTGATGACCCCGGTCGGCTTGCGGATCGATCCGGAGGCGTCCCAATCGTCGCCCGTATAACCAGGAGGGCGCCCGCTGCACTGGTGAAAGGTGGCCTGCCCGCCGCGGTCGGCAACCGCGCATTCGAGGAGCGTCACATCGCGCAGTTCGGCTCGTGCGCGGAACTTCGCAATGGCCCGCGGCTCCGGCTCGAACGCCAGGATGCGCGCACGAGGAAACAATCGTCGAAAGCCGACTGTCGTGCTGCCGTCATGCGCGCCCACTTCGATGATGGTAGGCCGGCGGGGCAGAAGGCTCTTGAACTCGGGGAGCGGCTTACCGTCTCGATACGCGCTCCGCAGGGATTGGACGAGGTTCGCCATGCCCGTCACCCGTACCGCAACCAAGGTTTGAGGTCCAATCGCTGATCAACACCAAGAGCGGCCTACCGCGGGCGCTCCATCAATGCGAATAAGGCGTTGTACGTGGTTCGGACAATCGGCTCGTAACCCCAGCCACCGAGCAGGGCAAGGAAATCAGCGGGCGGCCGGCACAACTCTACGCAGATTACGAATGGCCTGAAGCGATCAAAATCGATGCTGGCGACAATCTCGTAATCTAGCCCCTCTGTGTCGATCGAGATGAAATGCGGGGTCGTGCCGGAAAGGGCGATGACATCGTTGATCGGCATCAGCGGAATTTCAATACGATCGGCAATCGGCCCCGACCAGGTCTGATCACGTGAGGAGATCAAGCTATTAAAGAGGCGGTTCTCATACCGGCAGAGCGTACCGGACCGCTTATTATCGAAAGCAATCCCGGCTTGGATGACTAGATCGCGCGGGCGCTTGGCTCGGAGCTTCCTGACCTGATCAGGGTCAGGTTCGACCAAAACGCCGCTCGCGCCCCAGCGATACATTAGAAAGGTGTTACTGAGCTGACAGGGGTGACCGGCACCGACATCTAGGTAGCGGATGTCCTGTTTGCGAAGACCGAAATGGTCACAGAGCCAGGAAAGCGCGATCGCATCTTCGCCGTCCGCCGAGAATACGATGCGGCCATGCTCGTCTTTCCTTGAAAGCTCGTAGCCAAGGGCACCAATCGCCGACATGACAAATCGCCGCGCCGGCCGGCTGATGTCGCGGATCTTCTGCGTCACGCCCATGCCCGTGAGCACTATCGCAACCATGCCGTGAAGTCGAATCGATGGCGCAGCCGATCCCCCTTCCCATCACCCCGCCGCCGGGCGTGGTGGTCACCGAGACCGGCAAGACGGCGGCGGGGCGGTGGACCGCGTGCGACGCCATCCACTTCGTGCGCGGCATGCCGCAGAAGATCGGCGGCTGGGTGCGCCAGACCGCGACCCCGACCTCCGGCCAGCCGCGTGCCAGCCACGCCTGGCGCGACAACCAGGCGAACGAGTTCATCGCCGTCGGCACCTATCGCAAGCTCTACGTCTACGACACGAACCTGGCGCAGAACGACGTGACCCCGTTCCGCCGCACCTCGGCGGGGCTGGCCGGCGGCGCGGCGCTCACCAACCCGTTCACCACCAACACGACCGCGGGGACGCAGTCGCAAGTCTCCGTCGCCGACACCGGCCACGGCGTGGGCGTGGGCGACACGGTGATCTTCACTTCGGTCGGCTCGGGCGTCGGCGGGCTCACCGCGGGCCAGCTCACCGGGACCTTCCTGGTGCTCTCGGTCACCGACGCCAACCATTACGTGTTCGACTGCGGGGTCGCCGCCACCTCGGCCGCGACCGGCGGCGGCACGGTGCAATACCAATACGAGATCACGGTCGGCACCGAGCTCGGCAGCCAGGGCACCGGCTTCGGCGTCGGGCCCTACGGCTCGAGCACCTACGGCTCGCCGCGCTCCGGCTCCTCGATCTTCTTCGAGCCGCGGGTGTGGTCGTTCGACCACTTCGGCCAGCTCCTGCTCGCGACCTACAACACCGGCGCGATCTACCTGTTCGACCCCACGCAAGCGCAACCGTGGCCGCGCGCCGCGCTCGCCTCGGCGGACGCCGAGGCGCCGACCACCTGCCGGTTCATGTTCGTGACGCAGGAGCGCTTCGTCGTCGCACTCCTGACCGGCATGGTGATCCAGTGGTGCTCGCAGGGCGATTACACCACCTGGACGCCGACCGCGCAGAACACGGCGAACTCGCGCACGCTCACGGTCGGCACCAAGCTCGTCGCCGGCCGCGTGCTCGGGCCGTTCCTCTCGCTCATCTGGTCGGACGCCGCGGCGTACCTGATGCAATGGACCGGCAGCCTCTACGTCTACAACACCTCGATCCTCGCGACCGAGTGCGGGCTGATCTCGCCCGGCGCCGCGGTGACCGTCAACGGCATCGCCTATTGGATGGGGTTCGACAATTTCTTCATGTACGACGGCTCGGTGCACCCGATCTACAACGTCGAGGATATCCGCAAGGCGGTGTTCGATGCGGTCGACAAGCTGATCGGCACCTACCAGTGCCACGCCATATACGTGCCGAAGTACAACCGCATCGACTTCCACTATACGACGAGCGGCAATGCCAACCCGACGCTCTTGGCGCGCTACCACATCAACGACCAGTGCTGGGCGCCGGGCACGGCCGGCGGCACCCGCTGCTCGGGCACCCACTTCCAGCAGGGCGACACGCGGGTGATCGCCTTCGACGTCGACGGCTACGGCTACCAGCACGACAACGGCAACGACGCCAACGGTGTTGCTTTGCCGTGGAACCTCACCTTGGCGCCGTTCGCCCTCGATAAGTCGCTCTCGGTGTGCGAGATCGACGGCATCGAGAGCGATTTCAAGGACCAGGCCGGGACCATCACCTTCACGTTGTCGACCTACGACCGCCTGGGCGACGCCGCGCCGGAGGACAGCGAGACCGAGACCGTCTCGCCCGGCGACCAGCTCATCGACTGGCATTCCTCCGGCCGCTACCTCAGCCTGTCGATCTCGTCCGCCGCGCTCGGCTCATACTTCCGCTGGGGCGTGCCGCAGGCCTACGTCAAGCCGCTGGGGCTGCGGCGGTAGGGCGCATTAGCGGCCGATCGGCCGCGTAATGCGCCGCAAGCGATCCGTCGTCGAGCGCAGTCCGCGACGGATCGCCAGAAAACGGCGCAATACGCTGCGCTATTGCGCCCTACGAATAGCGGATAGCGAATAGCGAATAGAAAGAAGCGCAGCGCGCCCGCTTCACTATTCGCTACTCGCTATTCGCTACTCACTGCTCACTACTCGCTATTCGCTCCCTCTCAACACCGCGTCACCGTCACCTTGACGACGCCGCCGCTTTCGCCCGGCACGTCGTAGCCGTGCGACTGGCAGCCGATGTGGTCGGCGGACGCGGGCGCTGGCGGGGCGAACACCGCTGCAGGTTCCGGCGCGCCGATCGCCCCGGTGACGTCGCTCGGAACGTAGGCGGCGCCGGCGTCGGAGAACGGATAGGCCGCGCCCGCGCCGTTGCCGTTATGCAGCGCGAACCGGTGGAAATTCCAGCGGTGGAAACGCCACGCGAACCGTGCCGGCCAGCGCCGCGCAAAGCCGTGCCCGAAGTGGGGCGCGATGCGATGCGGAAAACCGAACACCGGGCCGACGTGAAGGCCGCCGCCGAACCCGTGGCCGCCGCCGCGCGCGAGCGCGCCGGCCGGAACGATAAGCATGCCGGCCAGCACGGCGACGGCAGCGCGGTGCGAGAACGCCTTCCTCTTGTTCATACCGGTATTCCTTTGCAGCAGAGGACAGACGACAGCGGATGGAAGGAGACCCGCGCGGCCTGGCGTCTGTCCTTGGTCCGTCCTCTGTCGTCGGTTATCCGTTCATCTTTCATTTACCTTGTCCGGTTGCCGCAGGGGTGTCCAGGCGTTCCCGGCCTCCCGAGCGCACCTCCCATCCGCATAGTTAATGCGGGCGCGGAACCGGGCGATTTCGCCCGCCTGCGCGCCTGATACCCGGTGGCAGGTTCCCTTGCGTCAATTAGTCTAAGTTGTCGCGACCGCCGCGCGCGCGGCTCGCGGGATTTCTACTCAATTCATATGCGTTATGCCGCGCTTCCGTTCCCGGAACCCTCGATTGATAAAAACGCTCGTGCAGGGCAAGCGCCCCCGTATTATTGCGCGCTCGTTACTGCCGCGGACATGTGCTATCGGAGGCGTCTGTTTCCGCTCGCATGAGTCGGGAAGGCGCGTCCGGATGGCGTTCCGGCCGCGGCAAAACAACAGGTTGTGGCAACAAGAGGGATGCTTTCGATGGCGGCCGAAGCACGAGATCCACGGAGACCCGACAACGTCGACGTCGAGGTCGGACGATTGGTGCGCGTTCAACGCATTGCGCGCGGCCTGTCGCAAACCGAGCTCGGAAACCAGATCGGCGTCACGTTCCAGCAGGTGCAGAAATACGAGAGCGGGGCCAACCGCATTTCCATGGGGCGGCTGACGCGCATCGGGCGCACGCTCGGCGTGCAGGTGACGTACCTGTTGGGGGCGAACAGGAAGGCGGCGCCGGCGGCCGCGGTCAATCCGAAGGATCAGGCCAAATTTTCCGAGGCGGTGGGCATGCTCGGCCGCATCGGCGCCTTGCGGCTGCTCAAGGCGTTTTCCGCCATTCCCAACAAGCCCGCGGGCCTGCGCGAGAGCATCGTGCAAATGGTCGAGGGCGCCGCGACGGCGGCGTCTCGCAACGGGGGGACGCGGCGGGGCAGGAAAAGAAGGACTCAGTAATCAGTGACCGGTTATCAGATCGGAAATTACACGCATACTTCTGATCACTGATCACTGATCACTGATCACTGATCACTGATCACTGGCTATGCGGCCGCCGACCGTGCCTGCGCCTCGCGCAGCAGCTTGGTGCGGATCGCGTGCTCGATGTTCCTGAGCGCGGCTTCCGCGTCGACCGCCCGCGCCTCGGCCGCTTGCGCCCGGGTCGCGGCGGCAAACGCCTCCGCTTCCGCGGCGGCAACCCGCCCTTCCGCGCGTTTGAGCGCCTCGACCGCCTCCTGCAGCCGCGCGGCGGTTTCATTCATCGCCTCGCGGCGCGCGGTCTCCGCCGACTCGACGCGGGCTTCCGCCGCGTGCAGCTTCTCGATGGCGCTGCGCACGAGCGACTTCGCGCGCGCTTCGGTATCGTTGGCGCGATCCTCGATGTCGGTGATGGCCTCGGCCGCCTGATAGACAAGCTCGAGCGCGGCGGCGCCGCGGCCGCGCGCGGCGCCCGGGGCCGGGCGATCCAGGTTCACCACCTTCCCGGGCGCCTCGGCGGCCGAGCCGGCGAGATGCTCGCGCATGTGCCCGCGCAGCCAGTGGGTGGGGTCCTGCGACATCGGTCGAACCTTTCGAAAGCGTAAAGACCGCCGATATTTACCAACAGATGGTGAACGGGCTGTTAACGGGGGCGCCGCTCAGCCTCTCGGTTCCCCTCCCCCCGCGCGCGAAGCGCGTGGGTCAGGGGTGGGGGCAAAGGCAGGATAGAGGCAGCGGCCTCTAGCGTATGTTCCGGCGAAGTGGGTCCCGGTTCGCCGATAAGAACCTGCGCCAATCAATACTTTCTAGAGCATGTCCCGATTCCGAAGGAACGAAAGATGCTCTGGCGTGTGAGGGAGACGGGACGGCTGGCCCCGCGATGCGCGGCGAGTTCAGCCACGACGTCCGCAATAGGCAGGATACCGGACGCAACGCGGACATGGGGGCCGGCATCCGAAGCCCTTCACAACAACGGACATTGAGTGCGTCCGGCCGCTCGCACGGCCCAGAAAATTGAGCCCGATCAATGAGCGATTCCCGGTAGCCAGGCAGCCCCTGCGCCTCCTGCGGCGAGAGCATGCGGTGGATGTCGTCGGGCCGCAGCAGCGCTACGCACCGGGCGTCGTACCCTCTCGGTGAACATCAAAGGTCAATCGATCGGCGTACCGCCCGGTAGAACTTTGCCCGGCACGTCTCAGAATGACCCATAACAGTGCCCATCAGTGCGCAGGCACGATTGGCCGAACCGCGCAAAAGATGCCATCGGAAGTTCGGTGCATTTCATTTCGCAGTTGAATTAGCGAATGTTTCGATACCTTCGGAATATTCACGGATAGTCCGCTCAAGCGATTGACGACCTTGATCGCCTGAGGGCACTATTTTGGACGCTCGGCCGGCCATCGTCGGAGCGAGTTTTTCGATAAAACAACTGAGGAAGCAACCTTAATGACTCTTCCCGTCACGCTTTTCGACACATCAAACAATCCCATCGGATCGTTCTCGACTATCCAGGCCGCCGTGAACGCGGCAGCCAACGGCGACACCATTCAAGTCGCCCCCGGCACCTACCAGGAACAGGTCACCGTCAACGGCTTGACGAACCTCACGATCGAGGGCACGGGCGCAGACCCGAGCCAGACGGTCATTCTTTCACCTGACTACACCAGTCTCGTTTCCAACATACAGAACCCCGGCGAGAATCATACCTTCACCGATGCGCTGGTCGGCGCCGAGAACGGCGCCAGCGTCACGGTCAGTAATCTGACGGTCAATGGAAACAATCAAGGCGTGATCTACGCCCTCGGTGCCAACGGCGGCGGCGACCTTATCGGCATCGAGGGGGTGAACTCGAGCCTCAGTGTCAGCAACGTCCACGTCACCGGCACCGAGGACGTCGAGTCGGGAGTGCTGCAAGGCGGCCAGGGCAACGCGGGCATCATCGTTAACGACACAAACAGCTCGACGCAGACGTTCACGATAAGCGGCTCGACGGTCGACAACTTCCAGAGAGACGGTATCCGGATGGAAGGGGCGGGGCTGACCGCCAACGTGAACAATAACACCGTCACCGGGGTTGGTGCGAATCCCACCAATCTTTCGCAGAACCTCATCGAGTTAGAACTCGGCGCAACCGGCTCGATCACACAGAACCAAGTTACCGGGGTCAGCGATGCAAATTTTGGCTCGAACGGCGTTATCATATTCCAGTCCGGCAGCGGAGTGACGGTCAGCAACAATACCGTGACAGGCCTTGCCGGCAACGTGAATAGCGCGGGTATTTATTTCCTGGGCGTCGACGCGCCGACCGCCGAGGGCAACACCATAACCGATCAAGGTTTTGCTCTCGCCGATGACGGCTCGTTCGGCGCATTCAACACAGCGCTCGTCCAGGACAACAACACTTACACCGGGAATGCGCTGAATTATTTTTTCTTCCCCGACCCCACGTCAACGAACGCCTGGACGGTCACCGGCACCGGTGGACCGGACGATCTGGAAGGCAGCACCAACAACGACGTATTCACGGTGATGGGCGGCGCCCCCAACGGCAATACGTTTGTCGGCAACGGCGGCGTCGATACCGTCCAAGGTTACGGCGCGGGCTACCACGTCGCCATTCAGACCAACCAATGGGTGGTCACCAACGGCGCGGTCACCGACAGGCTGACCGGCATCGAGAGGGTCGTCATCAACGGCCAGACCTACGACCTCGTGGACAATCAGGGACAGGACGTGGGCGGCTTCCAGACCCTGCAGAGCGCCGTCAATGCCGCCCAGCCCGGCGATATCGTCGTCACGGACATCGGGTCGGCCAGCGTCACCGTCGGGGTCGACAACCTCACCTTCGAGCCGCTGCAGGCCGCCACCGGCATCACGCTGACGCTCGCAAGCACCGGCGTGCACACAATCATGCTCGCCGACTACGCGCCGGGCCAGGGTGTGCCCGTGACGGTTCACGGCAACGACCTCGGCGACACATTCCAGGGCAACGACGGCGGGGATACGTTCACCGGCGGCGCCGGCAACGACACGATCAGCGGCGGAGCCGGGGTCGACACGCTCTCGGGCGGCGCCGGCGCCAACGTCTTCAGGTCCACGGCCCTGGACCTCAACGGCGACACGATCACCGATCTCGAGCACGGCGACGAGATCGTCATCACCGACGCCGACCCGGCGCATTTCTCGTTCCACTTCTCCGGCACGACCTTGAGCTTCGACCCGAACACGGCGGCAAGCGCCACCTTTGACACGGTCACGCTTGCGAATGCGCCGACGCTGCCTTTCTCGGTAACGGCCGATCCGGTGAGTGGCGTCGACCTCCGCCTCAGAGCCTTGCACCCGAACGACTTCAACGGGGACGGGATCTCCGATCTGCTGTGGCGGTCCCAACAGACCAAGGTGGCGACGGGCGAAGTCGATACCTGGCTGATCAATAATGGGCAGATGACCGGAGGCGCGGCGTTAAGCACGCTGTCGACTGCCTGGCAGTTCGCCGGGACCGGCGACTTCACCGGCAACGGCACCAGCGACGTGCTGTGGCAGAACGTCCCGTCCGGCGAGGTCGATACCTGGTTGATCACCAACGGCCAACTCACCGGCGGCAGCGCGATCGGCCACGCGTCGAGCGTGTGGCAGCCGCTGGGAACCGGCGATTTCAACGCCGACGGCACCAGCGACATTCTGTGGCGCAACACCTCGACCGGTGAGGTCGACACCTGGCTTATGAACAATGGCCAGATGACCGGAGGCGCCGCGTTGGGCACCGTGTCGAGCGCCTGGCAGTTCGCGGGCATCGGCGACTTCAACAATGACGGCACCAGCGACGTGCTATGGCACAACACCACGACCGGCGAGGTCGATACCTGGCTGATCAGCAACGACCAGGTCAACGGCGGCACGGCGATCGGCCACGCGTCGAGCGTGTGGCAGTCGCTCGGAACCGGTGATTTCAACGGCGACGGCACCAGCGACATTCTATGGCGCAACACCTCGACCGGCGAGGTCGACACTTGGCTCATGACCAACGGCCAGATGACCGGAGGCACCGCGTTGGGCACCATGTCGAGCGCGTGGCAGCTTGCGGGCATCGGCGACCTCACTGGCAACGGCACCAGCGATGTCGTGTGGCGCAACACCACGACCGGTCAGGTTGAGACCTGGCTGATCGCCAACGACCATGTCACCGGCGGCAGCGTGATTGGCACGGTGTCGAGCATCTGGCAGCCCCAGGTGATACATACCAGCTAGAGGCTCGTCGACACTGACGATTGCAACGGCGACGGGCGGACCGAGTCTCCGGTTCCGCGCCGACCGAGCATATCTAGTCCAGATTGCCCCGGATAGCGGACGTAGTTCGCACGACTCCGGTAGCTGATTTAGGCCTGGACGCGGCAATAAGTCCAAACAGTGCAACGCCGGACCTGAAAAGTCGGCGGCCTGAACTCTTTTATCAACCCACTTTCCGGCCGAAGGCACTGTCATGAAACCCATCACCTTGCCGCCGTCGCCGCCGGGATCCGATCCGGCGGCGCAGTTCGCCTGGATCCGGGCGTGCCTGCAGACGATCGAGCGGGCGTCCCAGGAGGAGCCGGCGCAGATCTTCGACAGCTACTCGTCCGACACGACCCCAACCACAACGAGGCAGGTCCTTGTCACGGCGCCGACGACGCAAAACCTCGCAGCGGTCATCGCCACCCTCATCGCCGACTTCCGCGCCCGCGGGGTCAAGCGGACAGGGCCGACCTAATGGGGCCGCGCGGCCCGACGGCTTTCCCTCCCCCGCGAGCGGAGCGAGCGCGGGGAGGGTGGCGACCCCGGGCTTGACCCGGGGGAGCCGGGTGGGGGCGCTTTCTTTTGCGCAAGCGCCCCCCACCCCTGACCCCTCCCCGCCACGCGCTTCGCGCGCGGGGGGAGGGGAACCGACAGGCCGCGCCGGCCATTTCATCCGCGCCGCCTCGTCGGACGCCGACGTCGTCGCCATCCACCGCTTCCTGTGCACGGTCGCGCGGCCCGTGCTGCACTGTCCGATCAACGGCGAGAAGTCGATCGCCGAGGTGTGGCGCGTGGTCAAACGGGGCGACTACGGCTTTGCCCTCATCGCGCTCGAAGACGGAGAACTCGTCGGCACGCTCGGCGCCATCTTCGTGCCCTGGTGGTACGGCGACGACCACTTCTTCACCGACCGCTGGTTCTTCACGCTGCCCGGCCATCGCTGGGCCGGTCCACGACTCCTCGCCGAAGGCGATGCGATAGCACGTCAAGTCGGCGTGCCGCTGATCGTGAACCTCAAGCAGCGCCGGACCACGGCGGCGGTGACGTTCGTCAAACCACTTCTGTTAGGAGAGCGGCGAACAGCGAATAGATCGTAGCCCGCATGGAGCGCAGCGGAATGCGGGGAAAGCCGCCCCGGATTGCGCGGCTGCGCCGCTCCATCCGGGCTACGGGGAACAACTATTCGCTATTCGCTCGCTTGCGGAGCGAGCGCCATGTGCTTCGGCATGACCACCACGAACCAGCAAACGACGACCCCGTCCGGCGTCATCCAGGCGGCGGGGCAGAACAATCTGTCGTTCGCCCAAAGCCTCGCCGGCAATCCCTTCAGCGCGCCGCTGCAGGGCATTGCCGGTTTCACCCCGCAGCAGAGCCAGGCCTTCGGCCAGATCGGCAACCTCGCCTCGGCGCCGAACGCCAACAACCCGTTCTACAACACGATCGCCAACGATTACGCCAGCTACGGTTCGGCGCCGGCCATGAGCGTCAGCCTGCCGAGCGTGCTCGGCGGCAACGTCAACCCGGCGACCGCTTCGCTCTCCCAATACGTCGATCCCAACCTGCAATTCGAGCTCAACCCGACGCTCGCGGCGATCTCGCGCCAGGCCGACATCGCCTTGACCGGCGCCGGCGGGGTCGGCAGCCAGGCGACCGCGGCGGGCGCCTTCGGGGACACGCGCCAGGGCATCCAGAACGCGCAGACCGACTACGACGCCATGCTCGCCGCCGGCCAGGCGACCGGGCAGGCCTATCAGAACGCGTTCCAGAACGCGGCAAATTTGCGCGGGGTCGACGTCTCCAACTTGATGAACGCCCAGACCACCAACGCGGCGCTGCGCCAGCAGCGGCTGCAGAACATGCTCGGTTCCGGCAACGCGCTCACCAACCTCTCGCAGTACACGACCGGCACCGGGCTCGACCTCGCCCAGGCGCTCAACCAGGCCGGCACCCAGCAGCAGCAGAACACCCAGCAGCAGATGAACGCGGCCTATAACCAGCAGCTGCAGAATTTGCTCGGGCCCTACCAGTATCAATTGCCCGCGCTCAACCAGACGCTCTCGTCCTCATACCAGAGCCAGCCGATCACCACGCAGACGCAGCAGCCCAACAACGCCGGCTGGAATCTGGCCGGGTCGCTGCTTGGCTCCGCCTTCTCCGGCCTCGGCACCGGCATCGGGCTCGGCACGGGAGCAAGTTTGTTCGGCGGCTCCAACACGCTCGGCAACATGATCGGCAGCAACTCGAGCATCCCTTACGTGAACACGCCGACCGGCATCATGCCCGCATCGATGTACACGCAGGGGGCCTGACATGGCGTCCGACAGCATCTTCGGCTCCGGTGTGCTCGGCACGGATTTCCTGCCGCCGTCGCCGCTCTATCCGATCCAGCAGCTGCTCGATCCGAACGCGCCGCCGGCCGCGGTCCCCGCGGCACCCAACAGCGCGACGCAACCGGCCGCGAGCGCCGCGACGGCAACCCCCAACGACGCGACCGCCCCGCCGGCGCAGCCCGGCGGCCTCAACGTCCCGCTTGCCCCGCCGGCCGGTATGACGCCGCCGACCCCGCCCGGGCAGGGCGCCGCTTGGGGCAACATGCCGCCCATCATCGGCAATGCGCTGGGCGGTGCCCTCGCGCCTCAGGCCAACGCAGCCGGTCTGTTCGGGCCGAACACGGGACGCTTCATGTCGGCGCTCGGCGCCGGCCTGTCGAGCGCGGGGCAGAACTGGAACAAGCCGGCCGCCGCGGCTTTTGCGAGCGGCGCCGGCGCGGCGATCCAGGGCGCCGATAAGGCGCAACAGCAGTTGGTGCACAACCAGATTGCCGCGCTCAACGCCGCGATCCAAGCGTTTCGGGCTGGCGACATGATCGCCTATCACCGATCGCTCGCCGACTATCATCAGGCAATCGCGGAGCAGAGGCGTCGGCAGGCTACGGGCCGCGCGGCAAGGCCTGCGCAACAGCCGAACGTCCAGCCAAGCGTGCCGGCGGACATCAATTCCGCCGCCGAAGCGCCGCCGCAACCCGAGCCCGCGGCGGAGGCGGCAAACGGGGACGCCGTCGCCGAGGCGACGCAGCCCGCGGCGCCGGACCCGCAGCTTGTCGCCGCCCATCGGACCATGCTGGAGCGCGTCGTCGGCGACACGGGTGTGCCGCCCGATCGGATCGAGGCCGCCGACCTCGATGGAGCCGCGCGGCTCATGGCCACAAAAGCGCTGCCGGCGGCCGACGCGTTCGAGACCGCAGCGATTCACAACGCGCTTGAGGGCGGTCACGCGAGCCCGGCCGAAATCGACCTCATCTACGGACCAGGAGCCGCCGATGCGATTCGCAGCACAGCAACATCATGAGATGACGCAACTCTTCCGGCGCAAGGCGCTGCAAGCGTCCGACCCGGCGCCGATGCGGCGCAAGGCGAACAGCTTCCTGGCGCTCGCCAAGGCGGCGAGCAAACAAACGCCGGGCATCGCCGGTTCGATCGCGCCGCCAAACCCGCCAAACGCGCCCAAGCCGGCGCTCGCGCCCACCGCCTGACCCGAGCCGCATCCGGCGTCCGCCAAGGGCCGCCCGCGGCCCTTTTCTATTTTTGCAAGACACCGATGAGAACCCGCCCGCGACTCACGCCGGAGAGGCTGCGTGAGGTTTTGCACTACGACCCCGAGACCGGGGAGTTTCGCTGGCTGCAACGGGTGAGCTCCGCTTTTCAAATCGGCGACCTCGCCGGTTCGCTCAGTCACCGATATCGGTGCATCCGTATCGACGGCCGCACGTACACCGCTCACCAGCTCGCGTGGCTATACATGAAGGGCGAGTGGGGCCGGCCGATGATAGATCACCGCGACCGCGACCCCACGAACAACCGCTGGGACAACCTGCGACTGGCGACGTTTTCCCACAACAGCGCCAATCGACGGCGTCACCGCAACAACACGTCGGGATTTAAAGGCGTCCGCTTTGATCGACAAACGGGAAAATGGATCGCGCGGATTTGGAAGGACGGGCGAGCCTATTTTCTCGGCCGGCACGCGACGGCTGAGGCCGCGCACGAAGCATACGCCGCCGCCGCGCACGAGCTATACGGCGAGTTCGCCAGGGCGGAGTAGGGGATGAGTCCGACGCCACTGCGACGGATGCGACGGCGGGTTTCCGCTATCGGAATCGGACACCTAGCGTGTATTGCCCTGCACACGACTATTATGGCGAAGGGACTTCCTGTTTGCCCGTAGCGGCTGCCTTACGTCCCGAAATAATCGAATCTACCTTGCTTCCTAGCGCCTTGAACAAATCTTCAAGTGGGTGCTTCGGCTCCTTCCCGAAGTCAATCTGGGACGAAGCCAGCATCTCATCAAGAGGCTTCAAACCGCGTTGCTTCCCGTCCCATAGAACAAGCAGATCACGACGCGAGCTATAGTACGAAATTAGACGCGTATTGTACCTATATAGACCCATCAGTATTTGAACCAAGTATACGATGATGAGCACCACGCCGACGCGCGTTATGGCCGTCGCCGCTATATAATGCCAATCATTGTAACCGCGATCCGAACTAAGCTCCTTCGTCCACGCTGCGTCCAGCAGTTTGTGTATATTTGTGATCAGTTCTTTTTCATCGGCAATGAGTGTTTTCGAAGTTGCTAGATCGGGCGGGGAGGGGGTTACCAGATCTTGCAAGGTTGCCACTTGACGGTCCAACTTATCTAGAGTGTCTTTCGGTGCCTGGGCATTCTTTGCGGTGTCAATCTGAGTAAAGAGGCTCTGGTATTGGTATAGTCGAGAAAGCCTGCGGCTTTCATCTGCCAAGTCAGATTTAATTCTGTCCACGTTGCTCACCGCCGAGGCGTCCAAACTCGTCAACCTTCCAGCAAAAATAATCACAAAAGCTCCAGTAATCAAAGAAAGCGCTATTCCGAAAAGGAAAGCCAATGTTGTTCCTCTTAGGCGCTCGATGCGTTGGTCTATCGTTCTGAGGACTTCTAGCTTTTCTGTGCGGATCGGATCGCCAATTTCCAAACCCGCCCCGTCTTCCGGCCGGCTCGCTTGGATGCCCGGGGGCGAGTGCTTGAACGGAAGGAGCCAAGATAGCGCGCTTGGAGCTAGCTTGAGCAAAGACCACCATATACCCCAGAAGAAAGCTAGCGTAATAGCCAAGTTATTAATTGAATTGCGCCTAAAAACAAATAAAATACTGCCAAGCGACAACTCCGGTCCATCCTCAATATAGGCGAATACGATTGTGGCCAAGAGTGATGCGAAAAGCAAAACCACAAGCTGAAATATGAACGCTTTCAGTGGGTGAAAACGCAACTGCGGCGCTGTAGCTGATCGAATGCTCGCCTCCGACGGTGAGTCCATAGGCCGCCCCGCTGCGCTCGCCTATTTCTCAGCGAGCCTGCAGCCATCTAATACCACAACGCTCCTTTATTTCAACCGCGACTTAAACGGGCGGAGGGCGTTTTTCGGATCAGGGCCGTAGGGCGCAATAGCGAAGCGTATTGCGCCGAAGCGAAGCAAGCGGGTTTGGTCACAACTGTTCCTGTAGCACTAGCCGCTTTTGCTGCTCAGCGGTCAGGTTGAACTGCTCGATGGCGGCCGCTTCGGCCGCTTTCCGATCCGTTGCGCGGACGAGGCCGAGATATTCCGCTCGGCTCTTGATCAGCGACGCGCGCCAAGTGCGCACTTCGTCTTTCTTATTCGGCCGTTTCATCGCGTTCCGCCAAGGCTCTCTGCACAGGTCGCTGACGCCTTCGGTAGTTCAGTGTCGCACGGCGACCGCTAACAAACAACGACCCCCAGCCGGTCGCCTTCGGCGACCACCCTCCCCGCAAGAGGGAGGGATAAGCCGTCGCAATCGACAGTCCAAACTTGCGACAGCGGCGCCCGCTGCCGGCGCGTCGTGAACCAAGCGCGCCGGCGAGGGCGCAACGGAAAAAACGCGGCAGGAGAAACCGAAATGGAAGCTGGACGAGTGATTACCCAAGGGCAGGGCACCGGCGAGCCGCAGATGGGCCAAGTCTACGGCACCGCCTATCCGGCCTTTGCGGCGACCTCGATGCAGGTCGTCTCGCTCGACAAGACCGGGGCGCAGATGTCGAACGCGGAAGGCCGCAAGCCGACCTATTCGGCCGCGGTCATCGCCTATTCGCCCTACGCCACGCCCCAGGACATCGTCGGCATCGTCGGGTCGGCGAGCAAACAAGTGCGGGTGCTGCGCTTCGCCGTGTCGGGACGGGCGGCGGCGGCGAACCAGCTCGACGTGCAGCTCCTCAAGCGCTCGAGCGCGGATTCCGGCGGCACCCCGACCGCGCTCACCGCGGTGAGCCACGATTCGAACGACGGCGCCGCGACCGCCGCCGCCTCGAGCTTCGCTGCCGCGCCTACCGCCGGGACGCTCGTCGGCGCGATCCGGGCGCAACAGATCAACCTCTCCACCGCCGGCTCGGGCGGTGCCGCGGTGCCGGTCGAGTTCGACTTCGGCACGGTCAACGACAAATCGATCGTGCTCAATTCCGCGGCCGAAGGCCTCTACCTCAACCTCAACGGCGCGACGATGCCGGGCGGCACGGTGCTCAATGTGTTTGTGGAATGGAGTGAGGAGTGAAGACGTCCGCGAATAGCGAATGGCGAATAGCGAATAGAAAGAACAGCGGGCACGCTTCACTACTCCCCCCGGGCTCTTCGACCCGGGGGTACTCGCTATTCGCCGCTCCCTGGCCGGCCATCATCGGCTTGCTCGTCCTCGCCTTCGCTATCTGGTTGTTCCTCGCGGCGAGCCTCGACGCGCACGACAGCTGGATCTCGCGCGGGGCTTTGCGCAACGCCGCCGGCGAATGGTGCTGCGGGGAAGGCGACTGCTTCGTGCTGCCGAGCGAACAGGTTTCCGCGCGCGCGGACGGCTACCACGTCGTCGTCAAACAAACCGAGGACGACGGGCAGGAGCACGTGCGCGCCGAGATCGTGCCCTATGCCGAGGCGCAGCCCTCGCCGGACGGCGCCTACTGGCGCTGCAAGCGCCCGGACGGCTCGCGGCGGTGTTTCTTCGCGCCACCGCCGAATACGTAGGGCGCAATAGCGGCGCAGCCGCGTATTGCGCCGGGTTCCCTCACGGACAACACAAGTCAAACAACACAAGAGGTGCATTACGCGCCTGCGGCGCTAATGCACCCTACGGAAATTCTCCATGCACTGGCAGCTTCAGCCGCTCATCTGGCTCGTGGTCATCGCGACGCTTGCCATCCTGGCGATCCCGCGTCCCGCGCATCCGCAGGACGCCTCGCCCGCCATTCGCCGCGCCTGCGACGGCGACGTGCGCCGGCTGTGCCCGAAGGAATATGCCGCGCGCGACGGTGCCCGCATCCGCGATTGCATGGGCGAGCACAAGTTCTCGATCTCGCTGCGCTGCCAGGCGGCGTGGATCAAAGAACATGGGCTGAGCAAGTAGGGCGCATTAGCCCGTAGGGTGGGCAAAGCGCCGTCAGGCGCGTGCCCACGTCTTCGCTTCCACCAAACAAATTAAACCGCGTGGGCACGGCGCTAACGCGCCTTTGCCCACCCTACAAGGAGCGTCCGCATGATCCGTCCCGTCGTCGCCGACATGGCGCACTTCAATCCCGTCGACTTCGCCAAGTTCGCCGCCTCCGGCGGGGTCGGCGTCATCCACAAGGCGACGCAAGGCGTCGGCATGACCGACGACCAATATGCGCACCGGCGCCCGCTGGCGCTCGCCGCGGGCTTGAAGTGGGGCGCCTATTCGTTCGCGACCGGCGACGATCCGCAGGCGCACGCCAAGCACTTCCTCGCCGTGGCGCAGCCGGACGCGGCGACGCTGCTGTGCCTCGACTTCGAGGACAATCCGCATTCGCCGATGTCCGGGCTGCAGGCCTACGACTTCATGCGGTTCGTCGAGGACGCGACCGGCCGGCAACCGCGTCTTCGAGCACATCAGTCCGCTGGCGCACGCCAGCTCCGCCGCCGCGGATTATTTCAAGGCGCGGCCGCTGTGGCTGTGCCAGTACAAGACCGGCCTCGGCGCGATCGAGCTTGCCGACCTCAAGAAGCACATCCGCGTGCCGGCGCCGTGGGCCGATTGGACCTTGCTCCAGTACACCGGCGACGGCGTCGGACCCCTGCCGCACACCGCCCCGGGGCTGGAGAACGGCGCCGATCTGAACGCCTTCGACGGGACCGATGACGCGCTGCGCGCGGCCTGGGCCGGCGGGGCGCTGAATACCAGCATCGTCTGATGCGCGTCTCGTTCCCCGGGCGCGGCGCAACACGAAGTGTTGCGACGCAGACCCGGGGTCCAGGGGCGACAGGTGGACCCCGGATCAGCGGCGCACCGTTCCGCTTTTGCTCCACGCTGCGCCGCATCCGGGGAACGGCGCTCGCGCTGCTCCTGCTCGCGCTCACCGCGAGCGTCGCGCACGCCGAGAGCGGTAAAGCGAGCTGGTACGCGCACGGCCGGCTCACCGCATCGGGCGAGCGCTTCCGCCCCGACGGGCTGACTGCCGCGCATCGCCGCCTGCCGTTCGGCACGCGCGTGCGCGTATGCGCGGCAGCAGGCCCGCGCCTGCGTCGGCGAGCGCAGTCCGCGACGCAGGCGCCATGCGTAATCGTGCGCATCAACGACCGCGGGCCCTACGTCGCCGGCCGCATCATCGACCTCTCGCGCGGCGCCGCGCGGGCGCTGGGCAAGCTCGGCGCCGGCGTGTTCGCCGTGCGCCTTACGATTTTGCCGCCAGCGCATAGCCGACGCTCAGCGTCGGCGTTCTTCCAACCATAAGAACGGCGGCCGAAGGCCGCCTATGGCGACCGGTTTCGCATGCGCGGACGCGGGCGGCCGCCGCTGCAGGTTCGGACTGACAACTTCATCAACGGAGCAGACGCATGGACTCGCTCAAGGACGCCGTGAAGAAGTTTCTCGACGTGCCCAACATCCTGGGCGCGCTTATCCTCCTCGCCTGGCTGGCGATGAAGTTCCTCAAGTTTCAGACCGACGCCAGCCTCGACAACGTCGTGATGATCGTCGTCGGCTACATCTGGGGCTCAAGCGCCGGCTCGAAGGCGAAGGACAAGCCTGCCGCCCCGGCCGCCCCTGCGCCGCCGGCCGCGTGAGCGCCGCCGTGTTCAAGCTGCTGGCGCTGATCCCGGTCGGCATCGCGGTTGCCGTGTGGGCGGCCGTGATGCGCGCCGGCGACAGGTTGCCAATCTGGTCATGCCCGCCGCTGCGCAACGTCTGCCACGACGCGGCCGACGATCTTACCCCCTACGCGCTCATCGCGTTCTTCGCATCTAACGCGATCGCGGCGGTCGCGCTCTTCATCATGGGGTGATGCCAATGACGCGCGCTCTCGCCGCCGTCTTATGGCTGGCGCTGGCCGCGCCGGCCTCCGCCCTCGTCATCTATGAGGACCACGGCGGCAATCTTGGGGAATATGCCGACCGCTACGCCGCCATCGCCCGGCGCGGCGAGCAGATCGTCGTGGCCGGGACCTGCATCTCCGCCTGCACCCTGGTGCTGGGCCTGCCGCACGTGTGCGTGACGCCCGGCGCGAGGTTCGGCTTCCACCGGGCCTACGAGCCGCGCGACGCATCAGGCTTCACTTACGGCCGCGACAGTCCCGAGGGTACGGCCTACCTGATGGCGCACTATCCGCCGGCGGTGCGCGCCTGGCTCGCCCGCCACGGCGGCCTCACCCGCAATCTGAAAATCATGCCCGGCGCGGCCTCAGGCCTGCGCCGCTGTTCACAGGAGCAAGACAGATGAACCGCTTCATCCCGATCACGATCGCCGCGCTCGCGCTCGCGGCATCGCCGGCGCTCGGGCAGGGCAGGGCGCGCCCCGCCGCGCCCGCCGTGCCCGTACAAGGCGTCACCACGCACGGCTTCCCCTGCGACCCGGCGAACCTCCTGCCGGGCTGCCGCAATGCGGACGGGACGGTCAACCAGGACGGCGCCGGCAACCTGCTCGAGAAGCTCAACGACGACGTGCTCGCCAAGCTGCTGGCCGACTTCACCTACGCGTCGGCGCGCGCGCACGCGACCAACAACACGATCACCATGCCGTGCTGGGACGCCTGGGTGAAGCTGCTCACCGCCCAGCAGCAGCCGCTGTGCGGGCCGCTTGCCCCCGGCGCGAGCGCGCCGACGCCGAACGCGTGCCCGGCCGGCCAGGCGCCGCTCTCCAAGCCCGATCCGCACGTCGTCACCACGGCCGAACTGGCGTCGGAACTGATCAATGAGCTGCAGCCCAATTCCGACCTGTCGATCGCCTGCGCCCCGACCTTGCAGGCAAGCCAGCGCAACATCGCCACCCTCGTCGGCGCCGTGCTGTCCGGCGGCGCGCTCGGCCTGTTCAAGCTGCCGTAGGCAGTCACCAGTGACCAGTGACCGGTGATCGGAGCCGGCCGCCGAGGAGCTCCCAATGCAGATCGAAGGCTTCGTGCTCACCCTCCCCGACGTCCTGCACATCATCGAGATCTTCGCCATCCTGGGCGGCGGCCTCGGCGTCGCCTACCGGCTCGGCAAGACGCACACCGTCATCACGCTGTCGATCGAGAACCAGAACAAAGCCGCCGAGCGCCAGGCCATCGAAATTGCGGAACTCAAGACCGAGATCAAGAAGCTCGGCGACGTGCTGACCGCGCTGGCGGTGCAGGAAAGCCGCCTCGACATGCACGAGAAATGGATCGACGAGCTGCGCCGTGGCATCGGCCTGGTGGTGGCGAAAACCTAGCGCCCGCGCAGTCGCCAGTAGCGAGTAGCGAGCAGCCGCCGAGGATGGCGGGCTGCGAAGGAATGGCGTCGGGCGACGCCCGAGGCTCGGCGAATCGGCAACGGCGCCCCGGCGAATAGCGAATGGCGAGCAACAGGTAGCGCGAGCGAATCGCTTGCTGAGCCGCTGGTCGCGGCGGATCGCGGCGGGGGAGGATAAGCCGTTGCGTTGCGGCGCCGGCGACGCGCCGTTCGCCGCTCGTTACCACCTCGACCAGACGAATCCACCGTATCCGACGACCATCAGGCCGGCGCCGGCGAACTTCATCAGCAACGCGGGGCGCAGCGCCGCGCGCAGATCCATCCGGTAGCCGGCGCGCTCCGAGGGGTGCACGCTGGCCTGGGTGACGATCCGGCGGGAGAACAGGGCGGTCGCGTCGAGTTCGTCGCCGACCGCGATGAAGAGCACCAGCAGCCCGATGACGCCGATGCCGAGGAAGCCGACCACGCCCAGGATCAGCAGCGGAAACAGCCCGATGACGAACACCGGCAGCAGCAGGGGCAGGAGGAATGCGTCGGGATGCTTCGGTCGCAT